CTATTGCTTAAAGTATTTGGCAATAAAAAATTTGCCCAATATAAATGACGTCCTCTTTTATTTGCATAAATTAATGGTTCGTAATATCCTGATACGTTTTCAACAACAAATTTACCCTTATAAAAATTTTGAAGTAAAATAATTTCTTGGTACAAAGACATATCTGGATATACGACATCGCATTGGCCTCCTTTGCTCCCCCAAAACCTAGCTTTGCTATGACTTGGACAAGGAGGAGAACTCCAAATAAAATCAAACTCTTTAAAATGGTCTAATAGATATTGATGTGCATCAGCTACAATTACTTTATCGTTTAGGAATCGCTCTTGGTATAGTCTAGCTAATTCTTCGTCCCATTCTACTGCGGTTACTTCTAAATCAATTCCTGCTGATTTTGCAACCTCGTCCCATTTATATCTATTGCCTCCAAGACAAGCGTAAAGATTTAAAACTTTGAATTTGTTTTTCATTTCGGATAAATTATTTTATGTGATATTCCTTGGCGGATCAAAATTCTTTTTTCTTTGTAAAGTTCGTTTAGATGAGATTTTAATTCTTCTTGTCCAATTTCTAGTTTTTCGGACAATTGTATTAAATTAAGACCTCCGTGAGTTTTATTATGATGAGCAATTAGCAAATCAACGATTTTTTGTTTCATTCTTTACAGGCTTAATTACTTGCAATTTTTTGTAATCGGCTCCAATTGCGATAATACGGAGGTCACGAGCTTTAACAGCACTTAATTCATCGTCATAAAAACCGCATGGGTGCTTTACGCCGTTTACAGTTACGCTACTTTCCCATTTTTTTTCTGACTTTTTCCAAGCCACCCCTTTGTACTTTGATGTCATAGTTTTATTTTTTCGTGTTTTGTTGAAGAATGTTTTTTGAAATTAAAAAGCCGTTTTCTCTTTTTAGTTTTTCTATTTGTTTTTGCTGATTTTTAATTTTTTCGACCATAGAATTGTAAATTTCTTGCTTTTTTAAATCAACTCTAGCCATAGCTTCGATATGAGTTTCTTTTTTAGCTTTTGATAGCGTATAATTTAAGTGGTCTACTTCGGACTGAAGTTGTCCTTTTTCAATTTGCAAATCACTAATTTTCTTGTACAAAGCAGAAACAACCTCGTCTTTAGTGTATTCTCTTCGTAGTTTTATTAACGTGTCTTCAATGTAGCTCATAAACTTTACCTTCTTTTTCTTTTAAATCCCGGTCTTTTTTTCTTGTTTTGATTTGCTAAAAATGTGCCTCTGTCAATTAGCCGAATGCTTCTTTTTTTAGCGACACTTTTGTTCTTTACGGTTACGTGATAGTGATTACATACGTCGCACAAGTAATAATCTTGGTCGATTCCGTTATCAGGCAAACTTACGATGTATTGAGCTGACAACAATGTATGCTTTACTTTACTATCACAGATTTGCTGTTTTGTCAATGGCATAATTCACGAATTTGCTAATTCCACAAGTAGATAACCCATCCCGCAAAAGCCAAGACCAAAATCCAAGCCCATACTTCAACAAAAATTTCTTCTTTAGTCCAACGTTTTCTTCTTTTCATATCATTAAGGTTTTAAATTAAATAAGCTTACTTGTCCTGATGTGTCTTCAAAATTTATTTCTAAATCAGTTGTGTTTCTTTGTAAATCATTGATGCCACAATATCCGTTGCATTCTTTCAATGGTTGAACTTTACATTCAGGCATATCATCAATACACTTTAAATTTGGATATTCTGGATGTTTTACTAAAAAAACCAATTCATTTCCTAATTCTTTAGCCTCTTTCGATTGGTCTTTAAGCATTGTTTTTGGCTGTCCACTTAAATTTGTGAGTTCATGTTCTATTTCTGCCATTGCATAAAATTTATCTGGAAAATCTCTTTTCATTTTTTGCCAATAACCAATTCCTCCTTGAACGCACCCAGTTTTAAAACAATTGTTATTTTGAAATCCTAATTCATAGGTAATTGGTATTTTAATTTCAAAACTCTCTACAATTTCCAAGCATTTAACTTTATCATAAGCGAACATAAGCAGCGGATAAATAGCTTTTGCTTTTGGGTGATTTAAAGACATTCCTAGAGACCTGTTAAATTCTTTTTTTTCAAATTCAAAACCAAAAACTTGGTGAGTGTAATCTGTATTTTCTTTCTGCCAATCCTCACGGCACTTTCGTTTCAAAATACTTGAGCAAATCGCTCCAGTTGCAACATTTAAAGACAAGTGTTTTCTCCAAACATCTTGTATTGACTCGTACTTTTCGCTTATTGCTGTTATAGTTTCTATAGGTAATCCATACCATTTTTCGCAATCTGCTTTAAATCTATAAGTGTCATCGTCTTCGTTTTTTGTGTCAATAAAAATAATTCGACATCTTTTTTTGCCAAAAACAGATATTGCCAACCAACAAGCAACGGAAGAAGTAATTCCGCCAGACCACCAACAAATTATGTCTCTTTTCATAAAAAACAAGTTATTAAAACGGCAAAAAATATATACAAAATTGTAACAAAACATCCGAACAAATCTTCTTGAAAAGTAGTAGGATTTATTCTTTTTTCTTCATCATAAGCCTCTTGTGGCGTCATAATTATTTATTTTTAGGTTTTTCAAAATATTTCATAGCTACATAATGCATACTTATACTTCCGGTTACGGAGCCAATTAGATACGTTATCATAAGCGTAATATTATCAAAATTAGCAACTACATTTCGTATTACTAACAACCAAATACCATTAGACAAAACAGATGCAATAGTGTGGTATAAAATACTATTGCTATTTCTTGCCCTACTAACAAGTGTGAAACTTGCGTTTTGCAGTATTGTCAACCCTAACATTTTTAAAATTTCTATCATAATATTGAATTTTACTAATTCGCAAATTGAAATATTCCAAACAAAACCACCCAAACAATCACGGCAAATATAAGTATTGCAGTACCTTGTGTGTTAATTCTTTTTGATTCTTCTTTTGAAATCTTCATAGGTTAATAATTTAAAATTTCTTCCATACTCATATTCATTTCCTTTAGGTCGGTAAAATAGTCTTTGAGTACTAATTGTTTTGCTCGTAAAAGAACCTTTGGATTCTTCTTTTCTTGAATTTCCTTTAAAGATTCTTCAATTTTGTTTCGCTCTTGGCGATTTAGTGATTTTTCTACCTTGAGTTCTTTCTCAATTTGAAATTTGGCAATTTCATATTTTTTTTGATAATCTACATTGGCCGGAAAGAACTTTCCTTCGTACAAGAAATCAAAAACGTGAAAGCAAGGTATCGAAACCTCATTAGTTTCACAAAACTCATTGTAAAGCCTTATAGACGCTTTTTGTAACGCTTCGTATTCTTGCTCGGGAGATAGTTTAATTTCCTCTACAATTTGCGAATTTGAGATATTGTATTGAATTCTTGCGGTAGTTTTCCAAGAACGATACTTTTTTAAAATTGAAGAAACCCATTCGGCATTAAATAACTGATAATGCTCTGTTTTTTCTTCATAAGCACCGTGACGCTCTAATTCAAACGCTTTGTATACTTCTTCTAAGGTTAGGTCGGAATAAAGACTTAAAAGCATTCTATTTACGTCTTCTGCCATAAACGGATCAATTTCGTTTTTCAATCCGCCAAGAGTAGTGACCTTACTCCAAAGAACAACAAGCATAAATTTAAAATTAGGCTCGTTTTTCCTATCTCTTATCTTCGAAAGTTCAAAATTCTTTTTCAAAAATGACGTCGGCGCCAATTGGCAAACAGACTCAATTTCATTAAACTTTTCCAAGGCAACCATTTGTTGTTGCTCTATGATAGCTAATTTGTCGGTTTTGTAGTTATCGCTCTCCATCGGGTATTGAGTTTAAAAGTGTCATAAAATTTTTCTCTACGGTAGATTTTGGCATTCGTCCAAAAACTTGCTCTTTAGGTTCTGATGGAGTCAAGATTTTGTTTTTGTAATTGTCTTCCAAAATTTTTATAAAATTATTAGGATTCATTACCCAGTCAAATGTAGCCTTCCAATCTACCCCATTCTTTCTTCCGCTAAGATAATCACTTTCAGCGACTTTTTTAAATACCTCTCCCAATGTTTCAAGAGAGTATTCTTTTATTCTTGCGGAAATAGCTTTTTTCCTAGAATCGGTTATTTTTTCAACTTTAGATAAATCACTACAAACAGAATTAAAAATTTGAATGATTTCGTCAAAAGGAATTTTTGGTTTTTCTCTCATACTCTCTTTTCCAAAATTATTTTCATTTTCACTTTTATATTCACTTTCATATTCAGAGTTTGCTTGAATGTTTGCTTGGCTTTTTGCTTGAGCAAAATCACTTTCGTTTTTTCTCTTTTTTAAAGAGTTGTTTCCACCTTTAGAACCCGCCGAAGCTCTTTTGTCGCTGATTACTCCGTCTTTTCTCATCCTTTTTTGAATAAGCAAATCACCTTCTATATGAATAACTTCTTCAGACAAAAGCTCTTCTAATCCTAATCTTATAGTTTGCAAATCCCAAGGCAAAAACTTAGCTAATTTAAAAGCAAAATTTAAAATTTGCTTCTCGTTTTGCTTGTCTTTTTGCTTAAGCAAAATAGTTCCGTATTCTTCAGATTTGTGCATAATACACATTATTCTTATGTAAACTCCGGTCGCTAAAGCAGAACATTCAATAAGTTTTTCGTCTGTCAAAAAATCTTGAACGTAAAGAGGTATGTATGGTTGGTTTCTTAATGCCATTTTACTTTTTTGTTACATTTAACACAAAAAAAATCACCTTAGCAATTCTTTTAATCTTGATTCCACATCAAAAGGCATAGCTCTTATTCCCGATAAGTACGCGGATAATGTAGGTCTGCTTACTGAAATTTGCTGAGCTACCCAGTTTAATTTAAGCCCCTTTTGTTTTATTTTTCTCTTGTAGCTATTCATTTTTGTTACAATTTTTCGGTAAGAAAAGCGGTGAGAGTTTTAATCACCGCTTTATTGTCACAAATATAATGAAAATATGTGAATTGCAAATTTTTATTTGAAAAAAAATCAGAACGGCAATTCATCTTGATCTTCTTCACTTCCTCCATCAACAAAACTATTCGGCATAGCTGACTGAGGGTATTCTCTTGGGTTTGTTTGAGTGCTTGGCGCCGGAGTGGAATTTGAGTCTTCTTGTCTGCCTCCGATAAGTTGTATTTCAAAAGCGGTAATTCCATTTACTACTTGAGCGGTTCCGTCTTCTTTTACCCAAGCACGGTTGTTTACTTTTCCGGAAACAAAAATTTCATTTCCTTTTTTGATGTATTGCGCAACCGAAGTATTGTTTCCCCATTTGCTAATTTCGAACCAAATTGTATTGGTAACTTTCTCGTTGTTTTTCACGTATGTTTCCGATACGGCAACACTAAAATTTATGACTTGGTTAGTTCCTAAGTCTTTTACTTCTGCGTCTTGACCGATTCGACCAATGATAGATATGTACTGCATAATTATTTTTTTTAAATTACTAAATCGCTTAAATCAACCGGAACAAAGTTCTCCGGCTTCAAGATTTTCCCGTCCGGATTTCTCAAGACCTTTCCGTCGGCTCCTACTTTGGTCATATTGTTTTCGTGAACTCGGTTAAATGCTTCTTCGATTACTCCTTGCAATCCGTGAGTGTTAATTGTGCCGGCCAAGATGTAAAGCATATCAACAACCGCATCAAGTATTTCTACTTTGTCGTTTTCGGAGTATGCGGTTAGATATTCTGAATTTTCTTCGTTCATTAGCCTGTATCTAAGAACTACATCTTTGTCTTCCCCTATACTTGGCGAATCGGCTACCGGTTGGTCTGTTGCTTTTTGGAATACTGCAACCTTTTCTAAAATTTCTTGAATTTGCATACTATTCTATTGGTTTAAAATTATTTTTAAAATATTCCTCTGCTACTAACCATTGGTCGTTATGATTTTGCGGGTTTCTAGCTATCATATCACCTATCTTTGGAGAGCCGTTTTTTAAATCAGCATCTGAAATACTTACTTTAAATTGTGTGTCTATTAATGAATGAATCGCTTTATCACTTTCAAATGCTCTAATATCTGACTGTGTTACCTCTCTCATTTCTGAAATTTGTGTTCTTTGGTAATTTTTGAATTTGCTCATTATTTTTTTGGTTTTAAATTAAACTTCAACATTTTGTTTTCTTTGGTGTAGAAGTAAAGAACGTTTTCGCTTGTTAGTAGCATAGAATAAATATATGTTCCATCTGTTGTCGAGTATAAAGCTCCTTGTAAATTTCTTTTTTCGTCAAGCAATAATCTTTTGTTTGTGATTGATAGTACTTGGTCGAAAAGTTCAATTTGCGAATCGTTAATTTTGAATTTCCCTGATTTGCTAATTGAGAAAAATTCCCCAACCTCATCCCTAACAAAAATCTCTCTATACTCATATTCTTGCCCAAAAGCAAAACTACAAACAAGCAAAAACGTTATCAGCCACTTCATTACTTTTGATTAAGAGTTTTCATTTTTTCATACACCTCAATCTCTTTTTTGCAAAGGTAAATTCTACACATTAAAACACGTCTTTTGATATGCTCAATGTCTTCTTCTGTGACGGTTACTTCAAATTTTTTCAATCTGAAAATTGCCGGAACGTCAAAATCGAGTATTTCGTTTTCAAATTGGTAATACGGATAATCTCTTTTGAAAATGTCAATGTCAAAAATCATATTACGCTCAATTTGTCTTTTAACTTCTTTCCACTTTTCGTCTTCGTCACTTGGATTTCCGTGAGCGTAAAATTGGCGAGTTATTTCGTTTTTAATATGATGTTCGGGGTTATTAACCAATCCGTACATTAATTCTCCTTGAGGATAGTGGTCAAGATTAAAAACGTCTTTGGCAATGAAAGAATATCCTTTGATTTGATAAGAATACAAAGAAGTAAGCTCTGCTTCGTCATAAGTTTTCATATCATAGTTGGCCTTGGCGTCACGAATTTTACCTTGAAAATTATCCCATTCTCCTTGAAGATAATCGTTTTCGTATCTGCTACCATTTTTAATGTAGAATTCTCCGTCTAATTGACTTGCCAAATCTAATATATCCTGTTCAACGAGCAGACCCTTGTCGAGATACTTATTTGCCAAGTGTCGTCGTCTTCTCCAAAAAACAGCCCGAAAAACATCTTCTAAGTGAGTGATAATTCCCGAAGACAATTCGTCTTCTCCCTTTTCTTTCCGCTGTAAAGATTTTACTCTCGCTGCTTTAGTATCAGTCCACTTTGTTTTTCTGCCGTTTTCGTTTACACCGGTGTTACATTCTTGAAGCAAATTTGCCAATTCAACTTTTTCTTCTTCGCTAATTGGAACTGGCAAATTAGTCATAATATTACCCAAACTAGAGCAACGAGGCTTCCAATTCTTAAATATCAAATTTGAATCACTCATTTTACTTCTTTTTAGGGGTTAGTTCGAGTTTTTTGTCAGCGTAAAGAATAATTAATTCTTCGTCGTCTTCAGATATAGCTGGTAAGCATTTTCCCAATTCCTCCATGCTTTTTGATTTTTCAATGTGATTTTTCACTCTTTCGCGTTCTTTCGTTTCGTTTACCGCTGTTACATCGAGAGCAACTTCTTCGTGGTCTACATATTCTGCTTCTACGTCTACCGATTCTCCATTGGTGAAATTGTCATTTTTGATTACCGCTTGGTCGGCCAATACCGCTCTTTGCATTTCAATACTTAACGGAGCGTTTTTAGACAAGTTCAATTTAGTAACTGTCTTCAACGCCATCGCAGAGAATTCGTCTTTCCAAAGCCCGGTTCCAAATTTTTTGTAAGTCTGAGAATATTTTTTTGCGTGAGCCTCTACTTCTTCGGTTGTCATATAAAAAGACGACTCGAATCCATTAAGCAATTTGAAATAACTCAAATACCCGATTACCGGTTTTGATAATCTTTCTTTAGAGTCTTGAATCCATTCGAATTTCATTTCTCCGGACATGCGGTCAAAATACACTAATTCGCCTTGACGAACATCGGTGTCGTTCATTTTAAGGAATTGGCCGGAACGTTGCGCTAAATTCTTGAAGCCACGATACCCCAATTGAAACTGCGCCACATCTTTAAACGTTCCATCCGGCTGTTTTGTTTTGTAAGGAACAATGTAGGCAAGCCCTAAATTTGAGTTAATCGGCAAGTCCAAAGAAGCAGCTAAAAGCGCAGCGGTGTAAACAGAATTTTGATCCGCTTTCTGTAACAAAGGATTTGAGTTTACGACTGATAGCACAGACGATATAAACCCCACTCCTTTTTGGCCGAGAATTTCGGTAAATTTATTTTTCACTCCTTCTGAATTCAAAAAAGTTGAAAGAGCTTTAACTCCGGTTGCCGGCGCTTGATTTTGATTTGTTGTCGTTACGTTTGACATTTTCTAAAATTTTAATTGGTTACTATTAATTTTTACTTTTCCGTTTTGGTCTTTTTTAGCGGTTATTTTGCCTTTTTCGATGTGAGAGTACACGGTGTTTCTTGACATCTTGTTTAACTTGGCAAATTCGCTAATTGTGAGCCATTCTTTCACGGCATCATCTGATTGTATGACAACCGTTTCGCCGGGTTTAATTTTGATTATTCTTTCGTTGCTCATTTTCGTTTATTTTTTCGATTATACTTCTTTCGGCATTAGCAATAGCAAGAACTAATATTGCCATTATACAAAAATTATCGGGTTGTTCTTTGAAGAAAATGTATTTTGCCGAAACAATAAGTAACATAATAACAAAAAGGCAAAGTTCTAATATTGCATAAATTGATTTTTTCATATCCTTAAATTTTACGGGTTGGGCAATTGTAATTTTCTTTTAAAAAATCTAAAAAAACATTTACCTCGGCAGTTTCATTAATCGGAAATGGCTCTTTAAAAAAAGAATAAAATATATCGTCCCAAGTCAATTCTTTTTCCGGCATTGGAGTATTTGCTTTTAGTCTTGTTGAAAGACCTTTAGGGTCAACGTCTGCTTCGTGGTAAATTTCAACTTCAACACCTGTAAGGTCAAAAACATTTTCATTGGCGGATTCATCGGATTCCGTTTCTTCGAATTCAACTTCTTGAGTTACCATCTCGGGTTCTTTTGCTTTTAAAACAGAATTTTTGAATTCTTCAAAAGATTGGTCGGTGTGATTGAGCAATTTTACTTTTGCGGTGCTTTCAGAATTGTTACACTCAGCCGTTAGATAAATTCTCCAATAATCAACGTCAACTAAAAATTTCTTTCTCTCTTGAAACTTAGCTTCTGCTTGTTTTTCTTCGAACTCTCTTTTTTCTTTTTCAAACGCTTCCTTGGCAAGTCGGATTTTTTCTTCCTCGGCTTTTTGCTTTGCCTCGATAGCCTCACGTTCTTTTCTTTGTTCCTCGGCAATTCTATCGGCTTCGATACGTTGTTTTTCGCGTTCTTCGGCAAGTCTTATTTGTTCTAAGCGAATTTCTTCTTGCTCGGTAAGGGTTTTGATTCTTGCTTCAAGTAAATTTTGAAGATAAGAAGCACTGTCATCAAAAAGCACTTCAAACTCTTGATAAATACTTCTGTTGTGCTGATTCAAAACGGCTTTGAAATTTGTTTTTAAACTTTCAATGGTTTCAAAAGTAAGCATTGAAAACTTATCTTCCCAATATTGACGAAATTCGCCAATTTTCTTTTTGATATTGTCAACTCTCTCTTGCTCCAAGCGTAGCTTTTCCAATCGCTCGTTTTCTTTGATTTGCTCGTAGCGTTCTACTTCTTCTTGCTGGGTTTTTTCGTATGGTTCCGTAATTGCAATTAGCGAAGCACTCACTTCTCCAACTCTATTTTTAAAGTTGTTCAGTTTTGACTTAATCGCCTTGTCCGACTTCTCAACATCAGTCCTAAAAGTACGCAAGGCCGTTCTGTTCTTTTTTGCTAATTCATAAGAAGAATTGTCTTTGATTTCAACAAAAGAACACTCTTTTACAAGTTTCTCGCCTCTTTCTTTGAAATTCGCCAATTCAGGCAATTTGTTCACGTCGATTTTATCTAAATCGATTACTGCTAATTCTGATTTTTTTGTCATTGTATTTAGATTTGATTAATTTTTTGTTTGAAACGGACGTGTAGCCGTTTGCGTTATTCAATACACAAATGTAATGATTATGTTTAAATTGAACAAATATATGTTCAGAAAAGTGTCGGAATAAAAATTATTTGTTTTTGATTAAATAATTGTAATTCAGTAAATTATTATTTGCGATACATAATCGTTTTAGGATTATGTTTTGAACAAATATTGAACAAAAAAGTGTTCAGTTTGAATATTGATAAAATTTTATAACTTTGTTCAAACAATTACCGTATGACTGACATCGGATTCTATCGTGCTAAAATAAAAATTTACGGAGCCATTCCAATAATTCAATTGCTTGAGTATTTTCAAGGCGTTGAAAACTACAGAGAATGTGTTCTGATTTGCCAAGTAATTGACGAAATCAACCACAAAAGCCCTCCTAATTATTTCAAGTTCCCTAAGCAAATGAGTGAAGAAATTTTTGATTTCGGCTTAATTGAAAGACGTAAAATTGATCCGGACTCAACAATGAGTGATTTGCTAGAGATTATCTCAGACAGTTTCGACAAAATACTCAGCGATGTGGCTAAAGAGAATAAAACTCAGTCGCTCAATTAGTGTTGTTTTACGTTGTATTGACGACTTCCCATAAATGATTGGCAAGGCACGTTTTGATTTCGGAATTCTTTTCTTACTTCGTGGTTTTGAAATACGACTTCGTGAATTGTGTAAATTGGGAACCCGAGAAAATCGACTCCGACTTGAAACTGAACTTCCCTATGGTCAATTGTTTTTTTGATGTTTTCGTATTGGACGTTTTTGTTTTCCATATCCTTTACTTTTTCGTAGAGTCTTTGCTCTTTTCCTTGCCAAGTTTCGGATAATAGTTTCTTTCCGTTTTCGGTTATTGGAATTTGCGGATTTCGCAATTGGATTTGATGGGAATATCTATCGATTAATTCCTCAAGTGATGGGAGTAGTTTTTTCATAGTTTAATAAATTATTTTTTGCCCACATTTAACCGATTTATAAAACCTCTCAGTAGTGTAAAGTTTTTTTTGATGATATTTGTTTGCTAAGAATAAAATGTAAGTAGCTTTTTCAGAATGATGCCGGTGAGGTTGCGGAACTACAACTGGTCTTACAGGGACAAATCCCGCTTCGCAAATTGTTTTTCTTGAATCGCAACACTCTCCTTTAGGTGTGTACTCTTTATGAATAATATACCAAGTTTCTTTTTGTCTTTCATCACAGCTTAAAATAAAGCTACATAATCCGATAATAAATAATAGTTTTTTCATTGTATTGAATTTAAGTTATTTGCGAATTTACAGATTTTTTTTGGTCAAAGTAGTTCATCCAAAACTTTTTGAGTGAAAGCGGAATCGTTTTCCAAGTGTATTTGTGAGCGTCAGGCTCTTGGCCTTCGTTTAGCTTGTTTATTATTTGCTGTTTTCGGTTCATAATTTTAAAATTTGATTTGATAATCTCTTTCCAAGGCGTTTTTGGCGTTTTTAATGTTTAGCGCAGAAACGTAAACACAATTTGGTTTTTGAATCACTTTTGTTTTTGAAATCGGATTAGGATTGTAGATGTCAACCGATGCTTTTTTCTTGTAATTTGCCAATGCTTCAAACCAATGAATTTCTTTTCTCGCCGGTTCGTATTCAGCTAAAGAAAGAACTCCTTTAACGTAATCGTATTCAAAAATAGAGTGATTTTCGTGAGGTATGATTTTCTTCTGAAGAATAAGCGTTTGCTTTTTCTGTTGCTGTTTTACGATTTCTATTTTGTCTTCTGATTTTGGTTGTAGTTCTTTCATATCGATTGGTTTTAATTAGCGGATTCGTTGTTTTTTATCCAAGAACTTTTTCCATTTTCGTCTATTTTACAGCCTATAAATTCGATTATTGGCGGATTTTCAAATATGACTGATTCGCCAAGTATCATCTCCTCCAAAATAGCAAGATTATACCCAAACACATTACCGGGAATAACTCCTGTTGATTTATGAACAATCAGCGCATTGGTCAAAAGTTCTCGGTTTTTACGTTTTATAGCAAAGCTTTGTTGTATAGGATTTAGCGACTGAAACGCTTTTGTGTTTTCGATTTGGTTTATTGTTATGGTGTTCATAGGGTTTTAATTGATAACTGATTCAACAAATTTTCTGTATTTCGGGAACATCAATTTTATGAAATGCTTTCCGTTTTCTGTTCTATGGGCGATAATTCCTTCGCAAAAGGTTTTTGCTTTTTTGAATTGCTCAAGTGAAACTTCTACTTTTTGATTGTAAGGTGTTTGTGTCATAGGTTTTTAGTTTTTAGTTTGCCAAGAATAAATCCTTCAAAGAATATCCTAAAGCGATTAATAATTTATCGATTGTTTGAAATGTCACGTCTGGCATATTTGCTTTTTCAATTTCGCCAATTGCCGAAGCCCGATAAGGATTCCCAAAAGCTTTTGTTGATAGCTTGGCAAGAGATAGCTTTTGTTTCTTGCGCTCCTTGTGGATGAATTTGCCAATTGCTAAAATTGTTGTCATAACACAGCCCAAATTATAATTAATACTATCGCTGCCAAAAAATTATAAAACAGCCCTTCGTTTCTTTCGTTAAGTTTAAATCTCATTGATTAGATTTTTAAAATTAGACTTTTGTGATTGAGATAACTCTATGATTTGCTCATTGAACGCGTCATCGTGAGCGCACGTTGATTTTATCTCGTGGTTAGGTAGTTTCTTTATCGATTCTAATAATCGTTGCTCTAAAGCCTTGTTTTTGTCTTTTGCAATTTCCGGAGTTGTCATTTTTGATCGGGATTAAGATTATTTGTGCATAGGCTTATTGCAGTGTATGCAATTCCACTCAGCTATATGAGTGTGTTGATTTATTTTAACTGGTTCTGAGCGTTTGTACTCATGCAACCCTCTTCCGCATTTTTTTAACGTCGATTTTGATGGTTGTTTTTCATTTAAAAGAGAAGGATAGTTTGTTATTTTAATAGGTTCTTGAAAATCATTTTTTATCATAACAACTTCTTCATCAATAACTTTTTGTAAAGCCGATGTTAAAGTTGATTTACCATGGTCAAGGTGTCCTACGATTATAATTTTCTCTTTCATGACAAATGTAACTTCTTTTTAATTTCTTTGATTTCTTCTTCGGTCGGCGTTGCTTTCGCTGAAAGTATGCTGTTTAATCGATGTTGGTTAATGTAAGTAGCTTTTGATAGTTCAATTATTTCAACTTGCAATTCTTCCATTTGTTCCTTAACATCATTGGCAAATTCTTTTTTCGAGAAGTTTAAAGAGCTTTCGATAATTTCGAATTTTTCACGCTCTGAGTTAATCGAGCTTGTAAAGTAAATTTCTTTAAATCTTGGTTTTCTTTTTGTTTTCATTTGAAATGATTTTAAAATAGCCTTTTAGCATCAAAAATAGCGAAATCGCCAATAGTAACAAAGCAAAAGGAGGATGTTTTTCAGTAGCACAAAGCCAAATGGAAACAGCAATTAAAAGCGCAGTTCCGGAAATTAGGTTTTTCATACTTTATTCTTCTTCAGGGTTGGCGTCTATCGTTGTCGGAAAACCAAACAACCAGCTAATTTCGTCTACAATACAATCTCCGTATTCAGGACAATCATATTTTACTAAAATTTCTCTCAATTTTTCGTGAGTTTCTCTTGCTTTTTCTTCTGTTATCTGTGCCATGTGGTTTAGTTTTTACGTTCAAAAATTAGGTTTTCAATATTCGGGTAATTTTCAATCGGGTTTTGTGTTTTAAATACGTGATTGAAGCGTTGTTTTATTTCGGAGGCGCGTTGCTTAAATGTGCTTTCTTGGCAAATCGGCAATTTTAACGCCTTCATCTTTACAAATTGGTCAAACAGATTTTGTTTTGCAATACTGCATAAGTATAGCGGTTTTTTATTGATTTGCCAATAACCGTTGTTTAAGTCAATGCTTATCGCTTCACTCTTTGCTTCTTCTGCTTCAAATCTTTGCAAATCAATTTCTTTTTGCGCCTCTTTTATTGCGTTTTGTATCAATGACAGTACGCTGGATTTTCTTTTTGTCTTTTGCATCGCTTTTGTGTTTTTTAAGTTGTTATTATACTTCTAATTGGCAAATGCTTATATTTAAAATCGCTTAACATCATTTGTCCGACCGCTTCCGCTTCGTTGATTGCAAAGCAAGTAAAATGAGGAGTGTCGATATTGCTATTGTGAGAGTTTGCTTTTGAGTTATCAACCACAATACAAAAAACGCTGCTGACTAAATGACGAATTGTGTTGTAATTTTCGTGAAGTTTTTCAAGTCCTTCGCCTTGCATATATTCTTTTGGTTTAAAGTCTAAAATTGTACTCATAGCCTTGTTTTTTTTAGTTAGTGTATAGCTCGATTATCTTTTGCGAGAAATTGCCGGAGTTTAAAAACTCTTTGAATTCAGCATTAAATTTTGCGTTGTACTCGTCTAAAAATTTCGGGTTGTATTCGTTTTTATCGCGGTACTCGGTGCAAAATGTTTGAATTTTTAAGTGTTGAGTTTTTTCTTCTTCATCAATCAAACATTCATTGGCTATTTTGTTTCGATCGGCTTCGGTTATCCTTTTGCATTCGGCAGCAGTAATTTTTTCTAATTCGCCAATTGACAATTTTCGGAGTCCAAAAGGCACGGCATCCAAATCAAAGTCACAAGTATATCCAACACCATTTAAGGCGCGTACTAAGTTTTGACAGTCTTCGTAACTGTTTTCGCTTTTTTCAAATTTGCCAATTATCGTTTGTACTTCGTCCGGCAGCAAATTTTGGCATTGAAACAAATCAAAATCCGGATTAAATACCTCAAGGTCATACCCTACTGAGTTTGTCAATTCAAAATACAAATCAATATATTTATTAAAATGTGCATTTGGACTGTTTAAAAAATCTTTGTGCGCTTGCGAATGTTGGCCAATATGCGCATAAGACAAAATACAATTGTTGTTTTCGGGTATTTCAGGAAATAACGCAATCAACTCTTTTATTGGTTGTTCGTCCGCTTCAAATGGTGGGAATGTGGCAATTTTGAATATTACTTTTGTTTTCATAGTGTTGTTTTCGAAAGGGTGACAATAAATACATAAATCACAATCTTTTTCTTCTATAAAATTAATTTCTGATTTTTTAAAGCCGCCGCCGCAGTTTTGACAGTTGTAAGATGTTTTCATAGTGTTGAGGTTTTAAATTTTTGCTTTTTTATTAATTGTTTACTAAAAAACCTCTTTGCAAAGGTTCTTTGCTTTTGTTTTCGTGCGCAAATGGTACAAAGTTTAAAAACGAAGTTTTTTGTTTAACAACATCAAAATAAAATTGATTTTTTGCCAATAAATAACCGGCTTTATTTAATTCGCATTTTACAGTTCTTTGAGTGCCTTGTTCATTTTCGTTTTTTGTGACTTCATACATTTTCATTTTCTTTTTTTCGTCAATTGAAACTAAAATATAATAGCCTTGTTTTTTTAGATTTTCGGCAACTTCTTTTTGTTCTTGAGTTATTTGCGTATTCATTTTTATAAGGTTTTAAGATTAAACTACTGTGTTTTCGTAAACTGTTTTTAAAGCTTCTTTTTGCGTATCATTTGCGGAAAGTAAAAGAAGTAAATATATATACTCGTCAAAATCTACAATACACTCGGACGGATCCGAATAGTAGCGGTTAAATTTACCGTTTAGCGGATTGAAACTAAAAAACGTTTCTTTTCTTATTCCGTCAATATCGCCTACAATACGGCTGTGAATATTTGCTACTTTTATGCTCGGAGTCCACTCGGCCGACAAATAAACAACACCAAAAGGCGTTTTTATTTCGGTGCGCAAATTGTCATCAAAGCCAACACCATAAGAAGTATATAAGGCTTTTATTTTATCGTTGAATTGCTTTGCGTTCATAACTGTAAATGTTAAATGTTGTTAATTTGCTAATTGTTAAAAATCGTTCCCTTTGCCGGTTTTGCTCCGAATGAATTGCCAACTATGCAACAAATGGAATTTAAAAGGTTAGTTTTCTCGCCAATCTTTTGTGCAGCGTGACGAACGATAAACGTTCATTCCAGCCATTTGATATTCGTTAACCATTTGACGCACGTATTTTCTAAATTCTCGCCAATTTTGGTTAGGTTGCTGAGTAAATTCGTCAACGGTTTCAATACCTTGAGAAGTACGCATATTTAAATAAATTGTTTCGGGTTTCATTTTCGTAATTTTTAAAGGTTATTAAATAGGGTTATCGATTTGCTTTGCTAATAAAATCAAATCATATTCTTTGTTTGGTTTTATTCCATTGACTGAAATAATACTTATATGTTCGTGGGTGTCATACAATTTATATTGCGCATTTTGGAAATTTTCCGCCTCAACTGTTAAAGTAAATTTTTGACGTTTGCCGATTGCACCGATTTTAACAGCTAATATTTTAAAGATATATTTTTTCATGATTAATTGATTTTAAAGTTAATTTTGTGTACTTCGAACATTGAGTTTAAGTGCTTTTTAGAACATTTTTTTAGTTTGAAATTAAAAAGCTCCATTATATAAAAATCGTCGTTTTTTTCTAGTTCGTTAGTTAATATTTCCGGAATTGTTTCGAGGTTGCAAACGTATGAACGTGTAAAAAATCCGGTTCTAACTATTACAAAAACCCTACATTTATTGTCAACTGTTGTTATCATAATTTTACCTTTTTAGCTGTTAATTGATTGGTTTGAAAATTCTAATAATAACGCTTTTACTTTTTTCTCTTTTGTTTCGCGTTTGAAAAAATTACTTTCCATTATCTTTTTGGCTTTTGCTTCGAAATGTTTTTCTAGGTCTCTATTGCTTTTTTTGCCAATTGGCGAATCTCCCGAAGAAAGGCAAAAGTTGCCTATTTCGTAATAATCACACGCCCAACCTTCAACCCTTACGGAATAACCAAAAGCAGGCGTAAAATAAAGCAGGTTTTTTATTTCTTCGGCATGTACGTGTATAACGTTTAAAAATCTGTTATTGATTTCTTTTTTTGTAAATTTTACTTTCATAAGTATAAAATGTTCGGTATTAAACCCGTCCCCGTTGTTATTGTAAATGAATAAAGTTGATTAAGTCTAAAATGATAAGGAAAACAGCGCAAAGGGCAAAAGTTAAAAACAAAAGTATTTTGCCCTCGTTTTTAATGTACCAAATTTTAACGGTTCGCCAATTGAAGGAAAACCACAAGGCAAGCCCAAGCCCAAACACAAGTATAAAAACCCACAAGCCGACAAAAATAGTTTCGATAGTTCCCATAACTCTTAATTTGATAAAATAATAAATTCGACTTGCTCATAAGTGTAAAGATCTGTTTCACCAAAACTTTTCGCCCTGTTAAGTGTTTCTTGCTTTTGGCAATTAGCACCCGCAAAAATGCCAAAGACAAAAACAAGGCAAAAACATAATAATATTATAAGTGCGTTTTTCATATAAATAAAGATTAAATTAATATCGTTTTTGTTGTTGTTTCTGTAGCAAATTTAGGTAAATGTATATTATACGCAATACGTTTTTAATCGTTTGTTTCTATTGTATATAATAAAGTATATAAATAAAACTTATACACCAATAAAATCAAGGCTTCGCAAAGGGTTGAAAATTGTAAAAAATGAAATTATTTTCAAAAATTGTCGTTTTCAGCGTAAAAAATCAGAATAAAAAAGGGTAAAAATGACAGTTTCAACCGTTAAAAATAGGTTATGAAATGCCGTAAATGTTGGATTTTATCGATTTGCCAAGTATACAGGCACGGAAGGAACAAACAAAGCAGCGGAACTGCACCAACAAAATAAAATTAAACAGATCAAAAAAAATAACATTCCCACCCTGTTAACGTTGAATTATTGCAACGTCTAAAAATCAAGCTAAATAAAGACGTTTAAAAGCGGTTAATTAATATTAATAAGATAAAGGTTTAAAAATTGCTAATTCGCCAAGAATAAAGGCAAAACAAACACAACAAAACACCAAACACCGGCAAAGCCGGATAAACGCAAACAATAAAAAAAAATAACACATTTATTATTTACCTAAATTTATAAGTTTCAGAATGTTTTGAAAGTTTAGAAGTAAGGAGATTATCTCTTACAAAAGCCTTAAACCCTTATAAATAAAGGCTTCAAAGCGTTTTAAAGCTAGATAAAAACAAAAATTTTCGGAATAAAATACAGTTGATGAAATATAAAATCCTAACAATCAATCATTTACAAATTGGTTTATATAATCATAGTAAGATTAACAATTGATTAAACTAAGCGCGATAAAATCATAAAATTGCCTATTGCTTTTGCGTAACATCCTAAAAATCAGTTTATTAAAGCCAAAATGTTTTCAGAATAAAATTGAAAAAACACACCCCACCGGATCGAAATTTTCGTTTCCTTTTTGGGCATCGACCGGCTGAGCGGTAGGAGAATCCCATCCCCTAACACACACTCACTAAATCAAAACGACTGGTAAACAAACGGTAAACTTCTTGTATACTTCAGGTAAACTCAAAGAAAACTTAAAGTTTACTTGTGGTTTACTTAAAGTTTACTACATTTGCATTGTAATAATTAAAACATTAAAATTATGTCAAGATTAAAAATTCAAAAGAACAAAGAGAAGATTGTAAAACTTCTAAACGAGAATATTGATTTGGAGTATAAGCTTCTTGTAAAAGGAATGGCGAAAACTTACGATAAGGAAGTGAATGTCGGAACCAAAAAAGAGCCTAAAATGGTAAATGTTACATTTGGTATGTGGTATGAGTGGTTTAAAGACGAAGACAAACCGAATGAAAAAGGCGTTAAGGTTGAAAGGAATATGCCGATTGCAATTAACGGTAAACCATCAAATTATTACGCTCCATTGAGGTATTACACTGTAGAAGATATTTAAAATTTATAATTTATGAAAACAAAGAGCATATTTTACATTTACGGAGAGCCGACGACTACAATATCATTTAAGGTTCCTGAGTCAAAGAGAAAGGAGATAATGGAAGATATTAGGGAGAATGTGCTTTCCAAGTATGAGAATCCGGCAAGGATTGATATTGAGGTCAAAAAGCGGAAAAATAGCAACGACATTGCTTCTGTGAAACCGGCAGAAAAAAAATCGACCGCAAGCGGTGATGATTTAAAAGAACAGGCGCCGGCGATTAGTTTCGAAAGGATAGCTAGTTTACCATTAGGAACAGAATTGGTTGAGGGATTCGGATCAAAAGGCGCGATTAGAAAAGACGAAAATGGCAATTATTACACCAAGCGTACTTATAATGGCAAATTGGAGATATTGAAGCATAATGATTATGATTGTGCGGTTGTTTATGCAAACGAAAACTTTAAATAGCTATGAGTATATTTTGCGAATTAGGATTTCACGACTATCAAGAAACGGGTCATGGAATAAGCTGGAGGCTTCACGAGAAAAATCAATGGCAAAGATGTCATTTTGGATGGAAAGAATTCAGGAGATGTTCTCGATGCGGTAAAATGCAGTTTAGGGAAATTTCAACTTCTTACAGTAGAATTACAAGCGTAAGCAATTGGCTAGAAATGAACAAATCGGCCAAGAAAACTTTGGAAATGTATCAAAACTTTAAATAACAGTATTATGGAATTAAAAGCTAACAAGTTAAGAATTGGCAATATTTTATTTTGTGCGGAAAGAGATATTCCATATAGAGTTACCGCAGAGGATATTTTAGTAATTGATGATGGAAGTTCTAAGTCAAGACCAGTGCCTTTGACAGATGAAATGCTTTTGAAGTTTGGATTTTTAAGAGAAGGTGATTTTTTAGAATTACCAATAAATGAAGATTTAAGTATTATTTGGGTAGGGTATTTAGGGGTTATGATTGGTGGTTATATAAGTTTTTTGATTGACCAAGACAAAATGCACCAACTCCAAAACCTTTACTTCGCACTAACCAACGCGGAACTAACCGTAAACTTATAGGCTATGAAAACAGAAAAAAGAGAACACAAATACGAATTCAAGACTTACAACGGCCGAGTTAAAATTTATGTAGACGGATATGTGATGTTTTGTTTTAATCAGATTGATTTTGCGGGTTACTACGCGTACAAAGATGATCAAAATTTGTATGGTCTTGATATTTACATGAATCGAGAAGGAGCCGGGAAATGCTTAATGGAGATTTACTTTAAGACAAAAGAGAATTGGCTTGGTGTATTGAAGTTGTTAGATGAAAATATGTAGGCTATACTTGGCGAATTACTAAAATTTAAACTGAACGAAATATGAGAAACTATTTAGTAGTAAAAGACGGATTTCAGCAAGTTGTTTCTGCTGATTCAATACACAGGAACATAGAAACTGGGCAAACATACTTTTGCCGAGAAGAACACGACGCGATCATAGCTATATTCCCAAAAGAAGCAATAATTGTAGAGGTAGAAGACTTAACCGAGTACCAAAAACTTCTTCAAGAAGCAATTAGCTGGCTAGATCACGTTAATCACAATGATAAAGAGATGGATTTAGAAGAATATGGAACGCTTGATTTTTGGAAAAAACAATTTCAAAGGGATTGGCTAAAACGATTCGAATATCTCTACGAGAAAACCTTATAAACAAATCTTATTGATTCGCAAATTACCATAGAGAAATAGTATTTGACTCAAATGGTTATTATAGTGTAGATTTGTAGAAAATAAATGTGCATAGTGGCGGAGTTGGTAAAAGCACAATTAGCAAATTGAAAAAAAATGAAAATATCAAAAGAACTTTTCTGTAGTAGCATCGAAGCACTAAGAAAACAAAATCACGAAGACATAAAAAACGGGGAATTAATAAGAGAAGCTTTTGGTGCTGAAATAGGTTTGTTGTACAACAATGAGATTTTGATCTGCGCAATGATTGATTTGCTTTCTACTGAATTTGATAGAGAGGAACTTACTCATTATTGTTTTTGTTTGAATTTTGGAAGAATTGGCGAAGAAGTAGAAACTACGGAGCAATTTTACGAAAGACTTGTAAACTCAAAATAATCGAAAATGGCTGAAAGAAAATCAAAAGCGTTCCCGGGAATGAAAAAGTCGCCTTATCCTAAAAGAAGTGTTGACAAACGTAAAAAAAACGGTAGAAAAAAAGGCAGTTCCAACAAGTTAAAGGGCGAGATAAAAGACAAAGTCAATTTGCCAAATAGCGCAAGAGCCGGATTCCGAAACGAATCAAACATTAACAGCGCTGAGTTTATGAAAGTATTGCCCGGTGAAACGCAAGAGGAGTGGGAATTAAGAACGAGAAAGCGAAGAAACAACGTTCACTTTAATAAAAAAATCAAAGTGGCCAAGAACGGTTCGCTTCTATTGATAGAAAAAAAACTATCAAAAGTTGGTAGGGATAGAAAAATATCGATGCAAGTAGAATTTATTGAAAGACCACACATTTTCTTGGAGAATTATGCGTTTGTTATGCGCTGGGCAACGGTCAAATACGATATTTTGAAAGATGATATTGAGTTAGGGATGGTATTTTACCGAAAAAAAACGTTCACAAAAGAAGAATTTGATTATGTTTGTTCTCAATTAGGCGCCGTAAGAGGTGTTTGGAGCCGATTTAAGAAGAAAGAATACGTTGTGAATATGTCGATAATGAGTTCTGATGGCATTATTAAGGAAACCGAGCATTATTCACTTTCTTTGTGGTTTGCCAATGCAATTAAGCGAATTTACGGAATGATTACAAAGACTACTCCGATAATTCTAAACAAGCGATTGGACTATCCAAGAATGGAAGCCGAACTGATAGAGAAAATAGAGGAGATGAATCAAGAAATCTACGATATACTATCGGGAAACAAAAAGCCCGATACATTTAACTCATCTAAAATTTAATTTAAACCCGATTGCAAGGTTAAATGCTACCAATAAAATGGAAAAAATCGAACAATTAGAAGTGTTAGTTGCCGAGGCAAGAGTTGAAGCGACTAAATTTTACGAAAACGGAAACGCATCAGCAGGAACCCGTTTGAGAAAGAAAATGGCAGAAATTCAAGTTGTGACAAAACAAGTCCGAGTTGAAGTGTCAGAAATCAAAAACGCCGACAAGTAATGAGTAAGTCACTATCATTGGAATCTTTAGACGATTTACGTCAAGGAAAAGGAAATTTTGGCGACGCAATTTTAGCGGCCAAAGAAGGACACAAGGTGTCAAGAAAAGGTTGGAACGGAAGCGGAATGTTTGCGTACATTGTGCCGGCCAATAGTTATCCTGCGCAAACAAAAGTTGCTAAGTCTCATTTTGGAGAAAATGCAATGGTTCCGTATCGTGCGTATTGGGCATTAAAGACCGCGCAAGAAGATGTAGCTACTTGGGCGCCAAGCGGAAGCGATAGTTTAGCTGAAGATTGGTGTGTTATTGAGTAATACAACACCACAACTAAAAAGAAAACCCTCAATCGAAAGAAAGAGGGTTTTTTATTTGATGAATTCGCCAATTATAGAACGAGAAGCAAATCCGAATACACTACGCTTTTATACGTCACTCCGTCAATTGTAATGTCGCTTGATTTGTAGTTGTCGTACATAACGGTACTGCCTTCTTTTATTTTGCTATCAGAAAGCTCGGATTCTATCAAATTGCCAATTGACAAAACCGTTCCTTTTCTGTACTTCTCATTCTTCTCAGTAGCAGACGAAAGGTCTAATCCGCCACTTGTCAAATTCTTTGTTTTTTCTTCTCTAATAATCACGTTGTAATTCAACGCTTGCCCCGGGAAATTATTGCTCGACTCCATAGGTTCCTCTTTTGTTGTAAATGATGTTATCTGTCATAATCAATGTGTTGCTTGCGGAAACAGCATTAATCAATGCGTGTTTGATTGCTTTTGTAGAGTCTACGATTCCGGCTTCAATCATATCTACTTCTTTGTAGTTTTTAACGTCGTAGCCCATAGGGTATTTCCCTATTTTAATACTATTGTCTACAGATGCATTTGATAGTATTTTGTTTAAAGGAGCAATTATTGACTCACTTACAATTTTTGATTTGCATACAAAAATACTAGAAGCTCTAAAAAGAGCAACTCCGCCTCCCGCTAAAACACCTTCTTCTCTTGCCGAACGAACAGCACAAACGGCATCATCAACGCGATCAATTTTCTCTTGCAATTCACTTTCGATAATACTGCCTACTTTTATGATGGAAACACCACCTGATAGTTTTGAAATACGTTCTTTGTTGTATTTCTTTTCCAATTGGCTTTTTGAAGAATTGGCTATTTGCTCAAGTTCGGCAATTTTAGACTTGATTTTGTCTAATACAGCATCAGTCAAATTAGGAGTTACAATAGTATCGGTTTTGCCCGAAACAACTTTTTTACAAGTTCCCATAAACTTCGCTTCACGACCTTTAAAGTCGTCACCCGATAATGGTGTGATTAACTGAGTTTCGCAAATCATAGCAATATCGTTTAGGTAATCTCTGCGTTTGTTTCCGAAACTTGGCGCATTGACAAGCATACAACTTAGTTTTCCTGATATTACATTTTGCAAAATCACATTTTTCACGGGGAAAGATTGAGAATCTGACCAATCGGCAATAACCACAATTTGTCTATTGTTTGCCAAGGCAAATTCTAAGAACGGTTGTATTTGTCTGAACGTTTTAAATGTGATGTTTGCGCAAACAATTAGCGGATTGTCTTCAAATTCGCAAGTTCTGTTCATAAAATTATTGATGAACAACTCATCTGCCAATGCTCCTTCTACAAGCGTACCGTCAACGTGGTCTAAATACGTTTCTTCATTTACGCTTCTCGAATAAGATACTGAACCGTACTCTCCCGCTTTAATAAAAGCATCAGCTACAATCTTGGCGATTTCTTCATCTGAATTTGCCGACGTGTGTGCGATGTCGTAGATTAATTTATCGGTAACGGGAATAGAGATTTCGTCTAAGTATTTAATGATTAAATCTCGGGATTTTTCAATTTCGTTCTTTACGTCAATTGGCGATTTTCCTTCTTTTATTGCCTTTAAAGAGTTTTCAAAAAACGCTTGTAAAAGAACTATAGTACAAGTTGTAGAATCACCAGCGTAATCAACCGTTCTTTGGGACGCTTGTTTGGCAATTTCGCAAGCCATAGATTCAACGGGGTCGTCAAGAAAAATTGATTGAAGTGTTTTGTAGCCGTCTTTCGTAGGCTCAGGAATTCCAAATTGAGATTCGACAAGAACTGTTCTCCCTCTGTAGCCCATTGTCGAAGAAACGACTTTTGATAATTTAGTAAGACCGCTCAATAGTCTTTCTTTAGCATCTTCATCAGACGCAATAGTTTTGAGAATTCTTTCGCTCATTTTTATTAAAATTTAAGTTAAAATGTTAAGCAAAAGTACATTGAATTAAATTCATAAGCAAATTTTTAAACACTATCAATTTATTTTATTACTTTTGTGACTAACATAGAAGAAATTTATAAACCCTAAAATATACACGATATGTCACAATGGGATTTTACCGCATCGGGCGGTTCATTAGTAAAGACTTTGGTTGATTCGGCAAGTTATGTTGCTCCGAGAACAAAGTCATATACCGCTCCAAAATTCGATATGTCACTTGACAAAATCACCATTTTTGAGCAAGGGAAATACGATTCTACGATAAAGTTTCACGAAATTAACGAAATCGACGGTGTTCCTCCGACGGATTTAGCTGATGCTTACACAAAATTACTTGCTTTAGTGCCAACAGCAGGAGGCGGAGGCGGTACTCAGTACAATAATGTTGATGCTTACGATGAAGACGCAACTTTACCACTCACTTTTGGAGCAGGAACAATTCACTCATTCTCAATTGTAGCCAAAACAGGAGACACTACAATCACGATTAACGGAGAAGAAACTGTCGTGATTGAGGGGCAATCTGCAACAGTAACGGTAGACGGCTTAATCGCCGAAGAAATCTCTATTGATTCTACAACAGGAACATTCTTGGCAACAACTTTATCTTAGTAGGTTATGGGAGTTTCAAATCAAAAGTCTTATACAAGACCTTATAAATCTTACGTTGCTTTTTTAAATCAGACAAGCACAAATGCTCCAATAGCAACAGTTTTAGAAAACAAAGATAATTTACAAGTTAATTTTTCGTATGATTCTCAAGGTCAATATTCTTGTGAAGTAGCTGGGGCTACAAGCGTTTGTTGTTTTATAACAAATAATAATGGAAGTGTCTTTATTTGGGCTATAAACGAAGGCTCTTTTATTTATTTTAAGGTTTCTACTTTTACTGAGTTTCCTAATATTGATTATGTTGACGACCAACTTGTTGATACTCCTTTTGAAATTCGTGTTTACTCATAAATTTTACTAATTTGCAAATTACAATATGTCAAGCGTACACAACTCAATAAATAGAGGCGGAGGAGGCGGAACATCAATTACTGTTGTTGCCAATTATTCTGCATTACCCGACCCTACTACTGTATCGGGTCAATTTTATTGGTGTGAAAATAGCCAAGGTACTGCTTGGTTGCCTGGAAGTTTAGGAGGTACTTATTACTCTGCCGGAATGTATTATTCTAACGGCGTATCTTGGTCTTTTATCGCTGTTCCTTATCAAGCAACACAAGACGAAGTAAACACGGGTACAAATACTGATAAATTTGTTACGCCAAGCACATTAAGTAATTCTAATTGGGCTTTTACAACAGCTAAAGTATTAGCGACTACACTTAGCGGACTATCTGTTTTAACAGGTGGAACAATAGTTAGTACTGACACTGTTTTAGTGGCTTTTGGTAAATTACAAAATCAAATCAATTCACTTCAAAGTGCTTTGGCAGGTAAAGAAAATACAATTACAGCGGGAACTACAGCACAATATTACAGAGGTGACAAGACGTTTCAAACGCTTAATGTAGGCGCGGTTAGTGGATTACAGACTGAACTTGATTTAAAAGACGTTTTACCCGTTCTTTACGAGAAACACGCTAACGTTCCCGTTTTTGGGAGCGCATCTCTCAACAACTTAGAAGGTGTTGTGTTTGTTCAATCGGGAGCAACTGCAAGAACATTTGCTGATACTAACGTTTACACTCGCAGACAAAGAATGGGGCTAACCGTTGCAGTAACAGGTAACTTAGCACAAGCACGACAATCAATTACTTATTTCAATAGAAACTCAAACTTAGATATTATTATAGGTGTTGGATTCGCAGAAAACTGTACAAATGCTAACGTAAGGGCTTTTGCTGGTGTTACATCAAATACCGCTACATTTTCAAACATTGAGCCTACCGCATTAACTAACTGCATCGGTTTAGCAAAGTTAACCACTTCAAACAATTTGCATTTAATTCACAACGACAGTAGTGGAACGGCAACGGCTATTGATTTAGGTGCAAGTTTCCCAAGTAATACAGTTGAAACCGACTTCTACATTTTACGTTTAAAAACTAACGGTAGTAATATCGATTATACAGTTACAAGGGTAAACACAGGCGGTTCTACAAGCGGTACTTTAACAACTGATTTGCCAGCTACTACGCAAGCATTGAATTTTGGCTATTATGTAGTTCAAAATACGGGGGCAAATACAACTACGGGAATAGATTATTTCGGAACTAACTTAATTAAATCATAATGGACAAAAAAAGATTATTAGAAATTGCTCGTGATTTGTTTCACGGTTATTTAGGATTAGCGTTTGTATATTTTGTTTTTACGCTATCGGGAGCAATATTGTTTACTCAAGACTCAAAGGCTTTTGGCGTTATGTTGATGAGTGCTATTGGTGGATTAGTGCCAAATGTACCGTTTAATTTATTACAAGGCTTATTATTCGGTATTGATTCCAAAAGAGACGAGTATTATATTGCTGTAATTGGCGGATTAATGGGAGGTTGGGTGTCTTTATTTTACCCTAACAAAGCAGTAGCTATTGTTATGTTAAGCATCGGTGTTATTGTCGCTGTAATTGATTTAATTCGTACAAAAAAACAATAATGATAATCTACGGTTTAATAGGACTTGCAATTTTAGGTTTTGCGCTATTCATTTACAATGGTGTGAAACAGAAAAAAACCGTTTATGTTGAGCCGAAATTTAGTTATCAGCCAATTGTAAAAACCGATTTAAACAAGCAAGAATTTGAGTTGTTGAATTTGATTAATTCGCATCGAGATTTTTTAGGATTGCCGGCATTGATTCCCGAAGTATTAGCGTGTCAAGTTTGCCGAGAAGCAATAATTGAAGATTTGAAATTAGGAGAGAAGCCGAGTCATTATCAATGGGAGCAAAGAAAATTGGCTTGCCAAGCGGCTGATGTGAAAGAAATATTAGCCTACAACATGAGTGACCCAAGAAGTGTTTTAGCAGGATATTTAAGAAGCCACGACCACCGAAGCGTAGTCGAAAACACCGAAAGTACTCATATAGGAATAAGCTACATCAATAAAATAAATTACTGCATTTTTACGCGGTATGAATAAACTTGAACAAAATGAGTTTTTGGAGTGATACATTAAAGCCAAAAGGTAGATACGAATTAAAAAGAGCAATGGCGGTGAATGCGTTCAATTTTGGGACGCTTTACGCTTTTATGCCTTATTTTAAGCCTGAATTTGAAGTGAAAGAGTTTGTGGTATGGGCTTTTTTTGGATTTGCTGCGGGGTGCATAGGTATTGCGCTAAGCGAAAAAATTAAGTTCAGCAATAATGATGAATTTGCAAATAACAACAATCAACAGCCAATAGAACAAATACCACCGCAACAATGAGCACACACGACAACGAAAGACTTGACAGAATAGAGCATCATTTATCATTGCTTAAAAAAAATGACTCCGACCAAATGACATTGCTACTAAATATAGAAAACGCATTAATTGGAAGCAAACAAAACGGACACAAAGGAATTGTTACAGACATAAAAGAAATTGAAGAACGAGTAGACGACCTTGATGATTTTAAAAAAGAAGCAAGTGTGTATGTACGTCAATCAAAATTTGTTATTGGAGCAATAATTGTTGCGCTAATTGCGTTGCTTTTTAAAGCATATTCTCCTCAGCAAAAACAATTTCAAAACGATAATCAAGAACAATCTCAAAATAAATAAAAATGGATCAAATATCTCTTGAAAGACTACAAGCATTACATCCCAAGATTCGCCAAGAAGCGATAGAGGATTATACTCATATAAACAACAAATTATTTGGTAAAAGAGTAAGGCTTAGAATTGCGTACGCTCGCAGAACAAAAGAGGAGCAAACTGCTCTATATGCGCAAGGAAGAACGGTCTTGTTTGATAAAAAAGGAAAGAGATTAGGCAAGGTTACAAACGCCCAATGGTGGCAAACAATGCATTTCTACTGTTTAGCGATTGACATTGTAGTTCTTTATGATATTGACGGGAACGGAACTTTTGAAGTAGCAAGTTGGGATTTAGTAAAAGACATGGACGCTGACGGACAATCGGATTGGATGGAGGCTGTAAATTATCTTAGAAGTCGAGGATGGGAATGGGGAGGTTCTTGGAAGTTTAAAGACGCGCCTCACTTTCAAAAAACATTTGGACATACTTGGCAATCTCTATACAAAAAATGGCAAAATGGTGATACTTTTGTAGAAAATGGAATCACATACGTTAATATTTAAAATAAAATTACAATGACACAAATCAATTTACTTTCAATTTACGAATTTGCCAAGAAATATTCGGGTTGGATTGTTGCTATAATCTTGTTTTTGACAATGTACACTTGTCAGCCGAATGTTTCTCACGCAGAAATAATTAAAGAACGAGATGCTCAAAACAAAGAGCTTTCAAATAAAATTGAAAATTTGCTAAATGCCAATAAGGAAAAAGACAAGAAAATTGCCGAATCCGAAAATGTAATTTTGCAAAAAGAAAAAACCATCAAGAAATTAAATGACGAAATTGCCAAGGAAAAATCCAAGGGAGAAAAACAAATCGCCCAACAGAAAAAATACAACCTAAAAGATTGGCAAAAGTATTACGTCGAAAAAACGGGCTATACCGAAAAGGAAATATCAATCGGGAATAACACGCTAAATATGACCCGAGAACCGCTTATTGCAATCGGTAATCAACTTGTTCAAGCCGACGTAGTAAAAGCTGAATTAAAAATTACAAATCAGAAACTTTTAGAGACTCAAAATATTGTTGTTGAGAAAGACAAAATAATTGAAAATCAAGAACAAAAAATTGTAAATTTGCTAAGTGTTAATGAGTCAAATGACCAAATCAAAAAAAACTTAGTGAAGAACATTGATGATTTGCAAAGTGACTTAAACCGAGCAAAAAAACCAAAATTAGGAACAATAGCCATAAGTGCGCTCTTAGGTGGAATAGCCGGAGTAATTTTGGCAAAATAACATATCAAGATGACGAAGATTTCGAACAAAACAGCCTATCCGCAACAGTCACCATTAACTCTTAATGACTACTTTCCTATTACGGACGCAAGCACTAGCGGAAAAGTTACAAAAACAACTACGCTTGAAGAAGTACAAAACTTGCTTTTTGCGGGTCTTTCGCCTGAAATTGGCGGAACTCTAAAAATAACTCCGGTCGATTACAATGGCGAATTAACTTCTCCGGCAGCGGTAGCAAATCAATTAACTCCGGCACTTATTATTGCTCAGTATGAAGTTGTCATATTTTCTGTAAATGGCGATAAGTATGTTCTGAAACTTCAAGATTTGACAATTGGTATTGCGCAACCGGCTATTTCCGATTCTGATTTTATAATGATTTCCGGATTTGCAAAACTTGGAACCGGAATAAATGTTCTTAAAGGATTCAATTCGTCAACCGGTAAACAAGAATTTTACGCTATAAAATCAACCGGCTTAGATGTTTCTATTGTTACCGGTGATATTGTGATAGAAAGTAAAGCAGGGGCAAATTTAGGAGTGTCAGGACAAGCAATATACAAAGGCTTAAATTCCACTTCTAAAATTCACGAATTCTACAAGATTGATTCTTCTGACTTTACAATTACCTTGGAAGATAATATTGTAAAAATAAACAATCCGGTTGTTGTAGACACGCCAAGATTCTATGTAAACAGCGGATATGACATTGGCGGAACTGCTCCGGAAACCGGTAGCCCATCAAAACCTTTCAAGACAATACAAGGTGCTATCGATGCGTTTATTGGAGAGGGAACAGCACAAAACCCTGAGTTTGAAGGTTCTGAAATTATAATTCAAAAAGGAATAGGGTATACATTTACCGGTGATTTCGTTCTTAACGGAGCCACGATAATTTTAGAAGAAGGTACAGAAGTGACTTCGAACCCCGGCACGGGTACTTGGTTATGTGACTACGATACATTATCAACTACTCAATCTGCTGTTTTAAGCATTATTGTAAATCAAGGCGCTTCGCTAATTTTAAACAAGAATGGCTTTAGAAACAAGGGAACATCTATAAACAACAATGCTTTTGCAGATGTCAAGTTGATAAGAATTTCCGGAACCGGTACAATACTTCAAAATGTTGTAGACACATCTAATTTTAACTATACAATTTTAGAATCAAATTACGTTACTACAAATACATTTAAAAACGATTCTTCCGGTGTTTTTGAGATTCAAGGAGTTTCTTTGTCTGCTTTGACACAACAAATATACAAAGTGGGAGGAAATAGTTTGCTTGTTTTTGATGAAGTGAATTTCTTTTCCGGAAACGCGGTTCAAAACGTAAACGTAAACTTAAAGTGCTTTGATGCAATAGGTGGTGAGGTGAGAAAAAGTTTTTGTTTGATAGGCGCTGCTAACCAAACCGCAAGAGACGTTTTGTACTCTTTGAGTAAATCTTCTTTAATACCGTGTACTTTGCTTATAACCGATTCTGTTTTTTCGGCAAATGTAGACACGCTTTTAAAAAACGAGACTTCACTTCAATCAACGGTAAATATGAAGTCTTGTAAAACAACTCTTTCTTCTGTTGTAGATATTGCAAAATCTCCAAATACAAAATGGATAAACTTATTTGCTTACAATTGTATATTTGACAGCGGTAGCGTTGACTATAGCGAAGTTGATTTAACAGCAAACAATACCATTAGTTCGTCAAATATTTTTGGCGGTAAACTAACTGAGAGTTTGCAGATTTTTGGATCAAGAGCGTTAGCAGTTGCCGGAGGATTAGCAAAAGGAAATGTTTTTGTAAACAGAAAAACTGTTAATGCCGGAAGCTTTGTTGTTGGTGTTGAATACCAAATTTTAACCATTGGAACAACAGACTTTACCGCAATAGGCGCATCAGCAAATACTGTTGGAATAAATTTCACCGCTTCGGGCGTTGGAACAGGAACCGGAACCGCGTACGCTCACACACTAGACATTTTAATTTAAAAAAAATCAAATATGACATTGCCAAACAAAATCAGAAGAATTTGCATAGGCGTAGAGCCTAAAAATCAATTTGTGTATTCAGTAGGCGGAATTTTCCCTCTTACGGTAAATAAAACAAGAAAAGAGGTTGTAATTGAAAACATCGAAGATTCCGAAAAGTATTTCTTGATTTATGTAAACACCGGTGGAGAAGTTCAATTGTGGAAGAAGATTCCAAAAAATGAGTTCACGACTATTGAATTTGAAATTGATTAATTATGCAATCAGCGTTTAAATTTGTAGTAAGCCCGTATCAAGGCAAGCAATACAACGACACAAAAAAAGTCGGAGATGTAGAGCTTATAATTTGCAATTCAATAGAAGAAGCAATCGATGTTTCGAGAGTCGCGGTTATTGAGTCTTTGCCACTAAATTACAAAGGAAACGTCAAAGTAGGAGATTTGGCAATTGTCAATCACAATATATTCAGAATCAATTTTGACCACAAAGGAATCCCTTTGCAATCTGAATGGTATATTTCAGAAAACAAGTTTGCTATTTCGTCAGATATGATTTATATGATTGTGCGAGAAGGAGAATTTATTCCTACCGACGACAATGTTTTTGTTTTGCCAATGAGAGAAAATGATTTTTGGCTAGGAGAAATAGAAAGCGAAAATGTTGGATTTGCCAAGTATGTAAATGACGATTTAAAATCAAAAGGCGTAACTCCCGGCTCAAGAATAGCATTCAAGCAAGGCTCAAAATACATCTTTGAAATATTTGGCGAGAAATTATTTATGATGAAAAGTAGAAGAATTGTAGCCAAGCTAAACTAAAAATAACTACCTTTACACTTTATAAACCCTTTAAACCCTAAAATTATGTCACGTATTAAGACGGTCATTCAGACCACATCTAAAACGACAGCAGTAGAATGCAATGGCTACGACGCTATTATTCAAACAGTACCTTTAACTGATTCGGCAGATGGCTCATTTAGTTTTACTGTAAACAACTCTTATGTTCAATCGGTTTCGACAATTTTGCTTACGCCGATTTATCCGCTTTTAACCGGTAACACATCGAGAGCAGTAACTTTAACCGGCACTTCCGGAACCGCAAACATTGTTGTTGGAGGAACAAACTATTTAGCAACATTTACAACAAACTTAACGACTTCAGCAAACAACTTTGTGACTTCTCACTCAGCTACATTGTCAGCTTTGGGAATTACGGTTACCGCTAACTCCGGAGTTTTAACTTTTGTTGCCGACACAGACACATTCCCTACTATTACAGTAGCTAACGTATCAGGTGACTTAGCGGGGACTATTGCTGCTGCTTCCGCTATTTCAACTACCGGAAATGTTCACGTTAATCTTGTTTCTTCAACAAAAGGCTCTTTTGTGGTAAGAGTAACAAATATCGGAACAAGTGCTTTAAATCATTTTGCTTCTTTTGCATTTAAATTAACGCATAACTAAACCTACAACACTTTTCATTAAAAACCGATTCGTAATTGAGTCGGTTTTTTTTATTGGTATAATTTGTATCTTTGACATTATATTTTAATTCAAATGAAAAATTTATCAGCAGATATTGAGATTGCTATTAAAGACGCAATTTCCGGAATGAATTTAGACATTAACATCTTAGATGTTGATGATGACAAATTAGCTACATTGATGTCTTCTCGATTAGAATCATTTTCAGCCACAAAGGAAATGATAAAGCTTTGGCAAGAATCACCTAACGCGCCAAGCCAAGCAAAACTTAGAAAAAACGCAGAGGAACTTATAAAATCGGGAGAAAATTCGATAGAAGTACTTCGTCAAGCGCTTAGAAAAAAAATAGCCTTTAGCGAATTAGACACAGAGAAGTACGGAAAGGCTATTAAGTCCAAGCCCGTAATTTTTAAGGCAATTAACGAGATTAATGCCGGAGTACTATCTTTGAAACTTCAGTTAGACGCAGACCAATTAGACTTCAAAGAACGCGAATTTCGACGTGGATTTCCCGAGAAATTTGCTTCGCAAGAATTTTTTCCCGCAAAAGATTATCACAAGGAATGGTATGACAAAGAAACCGATTCGGTAATGATTTGTCCGCTTGGCACAAAAGGGAAAGTGATTACTCTTGACGGATTAAACATTATGCTTCCGGCGCCACCAAAATCAAAAAAGAAAATACTTTTCAGTAATTTACCAAAAGAAGAACAGTATTGGCGAAGAATCGAACCTCCTCAAGGGCTTACTCCGGAAAACGAAGATGTGTACTACGATTTTATTATCGAGGAATTCCGTAAGCGTAGGGAGGGAGTTTGGTTTATGAATAACGGTGAACCGGTATATCTTACCCCGGCGCATTATATGGCGTTACAATGGGTGAAAATGTTAGATACCGGCTCGTTTATGGATTTCAGATATGCGCAAGCAGAAATGTTTTACTTCACGCGCGCGTGTGTTTTAGATCCGCGATGTTTAGGAGAGCTGTTTGTAAAGTCACGTCGTACCGGTTTTACCTATCAGATTATTTGCGAAATGATAAATGACGGAACCGGAACATCAAATGCCAAACTTGGTATGATTTCAAAAACCGGTGATGATGCCCAAGAAGCATTTTTAAAAATGACTTATGGTATTCAAAACTTACCATTCTTTTTTATACCGGTAGTCAAAGGCAAAATTGACAGTAAAACAGAAGTTGAATTTGCCAAGCCTTCAGATTCTAGTAAGGTTGCCAAAAAGAAAAAAGACAATAGTACCGATGATTACTTGAATACTTTGATGAATTGGAAAACGACTACTGAATCTGCTTATGACGGACAAAGAATGTATCGTTTGTTAATTGACGAGGCGTCAAAACCACTACCCCCATTTAATCTTGAAACTTATTGGGGACGTGTATCTCCAACCATTAATAACGGTGGTAGGATTGTAGGTAAAATATACGTTGGTTCAACGGTAAACCCTATGAAACTTGGTGGGGACAAATTCTTGAGAATGTACAAAGGCGCTATGGTTTCAAAAAGAGACAAGGACACTCAAAGAACACCAAACGGTCTGTACGCCTACTTCTTGCCAGCTCATAAAAACATGGAATTATTTACCGATAAATACGGAGTTTGTCATACTGTTGTACAGCCGGGCGAATCGTTTACCAATGTTTACGGAACTGAAATATTTGAAGGGTCAATTCAATATTTGGAAAATATCCGTCGCCAAAAAAGAAAGCAATCGGACATTTTGTACAATGAGGAATTGCGCGCTAATCCAATGACTGTTGAAGAAGCATTTAGAGATGAAGCTAAGGCAAGTATGTTTAATCTCGAGAAGATAAATGACCAAATTGCTTATAATGATTCTCAAGATATTGAGCAAAAACAACTTGTTCGCGGTAATTTCCAATGGAAAGACGGGCAAAAAGATTCTGTCGTAGAGTGGCATCCAAATCCAAGAGGTAGATTTTTACTAAGTTGGATTCCACCTAAAGAATTACAGAATAAATGGGAGATGAAAGTCAATATGTTTGGTGGAAGAAGCAAGCATCCGTCTAATGAAGATTTAGGATGTCTTGGTATTGACTCTTATGATATTAATTCGACAGTTGATTCTAAATTAGAAAACACAGAGAACGGAAGCGAATGGTCGGGAGGTTCTAAAGGAGCAATATCCGGAGTTACTTCTAAATTCACATTGAAAGATGCCCCGAGCAACTCTTTCTTTTTAGAGTATATTGCCCGACCGGAAACAGCCGAGATGTTTTTTGAAGATTGTTTAATGGCTTGTGTGTTTTATGGTATGCCGGCGCTTGTCGAAAATAACAAAGCACGATTGCTTTATCACTTTAAAAACAGAGGTTACCGAGGGTTTTGTCTTAGCCGATTTGACAAGCCTTCTAACAGATTAAGTCCTACCGAAAAAGAAATTGGCGGAATTCCTTCAAACTCCGCGGACGTTATTCAAATGCACTATACTGCAATTGAGGCTTATGTAGAAAAATACGTTGGGTATTATACTCAAGGAGATGATTTAGCTCCGGTAAGAGAAGAAAATGAAATTGGTTCAATGCCGTTTAACAGAACATTGCGCGATTGGGCAAGTTTTAATATTTCAGACAGAACAAAATCGGATATTTCAATTGCCTCGGGTTATGCCTTAATGGGTGTAAACAGACATAGTTACAAGTTTCAAAACGAAGCACCGGCGCCAATTGCTTTTAAAATTCGTTATAATTAGTTTTGGTAGATTAAAAAATATTACTATATTTGCCTCAAATAAAGAAGAAATGAAAAAAATGATTACCATAAAAACGATTGCAAGAGTTGGGGATAATTTTCCAAGCAAGGGGACTATGGTGTAAATTTTGTTTAGTTTTAACACATAAAAAATCCCCTAATAACATTAGGGGATTTTTATTTTTTTGGGGGCGTATGTTTCAAGGCTGACGACTTTGATTTGCAATCAGAGTGAGGTGATTTCGATTATCACCGTCTCCACAACAATAAGACAATATGAAAACAAGTAAAAAGTTTAAGAAGTAATCTGCTCTCAATGATTGGGAGTAGAAATCTATTCCCTCTAAACATTATTGGTGGATGTACCAAACTTTTAATTTGGGAAGCCGTGTTCGAATCACGGAGGGGGAACGAAACGGAATATAGCTCAATTGGTGGAGCAATCGCCTGATACGCGAGAGGTTATAGGTTCAAGTCCTTTTATTCCGACAAAACGCGAGTATGGTGTCAATGGTTAACATTAGAGACTTCCAATCTCAAGATGTCAGTTCGATTCTGACTACTCGCTCAAAAGGTCTATAGGTCAAATGGGTAAGATGTCCGGCTGTCGCCCGGTACGGAGAGGGTTCGAATCCCTCATAGACCGCTAAATGCTTCTGTAATTCAATTGGTAGAAACCCGCATTTGTAACGCGGAAGTTGCAGGTTCGACTCCTGTCAGAAGCTCAATTGCCCAATTTGCATAACGGAAGTGCCGTTGTTTTACACGCAACAGCAGGGTGTTCGATTCACTCATTGGGTACAAATGTCGGTATAGTTCAACGGAAGAATAAGACCCTTCTAAGGTTTTGATGAGAGTTCGAGTCTCTCTACCGATTCAATAGGGCTTGTATCGCCTCTGACTCATAATCAGTAGAAAGCGTAATCGGTCACACGGCGGTTCAATTCCGTCCAAGCCCACAAAGGAAGTATGGTGAAATGGTATCACGACAGACTGTTAATCTGTTAGTTTCAAGTTCGAGTCTTGATATTTCCGCTAAAAATTTGATAATTTGAATTTTATTTTTACATTTGCAGGGCGTGAAGGTGTAATCGGTTGCATTGGAGTCTCATAAACTCTACGGGGTGGTTCGAATCCACGACACGCTACAAAGACATATATTATGAGAAATTTAAGTTTATGTTCGTTTTATTGGTTGTCGTTTAAAAACGACACGGGATATAGCGCGCATTAAATTTACCTTGTAATTATTTAAAAGCTAATCCCGTTCGAAAGTTCGGGATTTTTTTATTGGGAGTAACGCTCGAATTGGTTAGGCGCTTGACTGTAAATCAGGTAATCTGCATAGATAGGTGGTTCGAATCCATCTGCTCCCACAAAATAGCTGTATGGCGGAACGGTAGACGCATCAGACTTAAAATCTGTACAACTGTGGGTTCGACTCCCACTACAGCCACAAAAAAAGGAGGTATAACCCAAGTTGGTCTAAGGGGCGCTGTCTTGAAAACAGTTGGTCGTAATGGCGTGTAAGTTCGAGTCTTACTGCCTCCGCAAAATGGAGAGTAAACTAATCAGGTGGTTAGACTTGTTTGCTAAACAATGGGTGGGTAAAACCTTGGGAATCGTGTTCTCTGCTCTCCGCTATAAATTGCTTCTCAGCGTAGGTTGTGCCAATCGGTCTCCAAAACCGTATTGTAAAGGTTCGAATCCTTTGAGTCGCGCAAAAGGAAATTTGGCAGATAAGGTTATTGCGCTCGACTGAAAATCGAGAGGGCTCGGATCGTTACCGAGAATTTCCACAAACGACAAGAAGCCTGACGGAGAAGGGTGCGGTCTGCAAAACCAAACATCGCGGTTCGATTCCGCGTCTTGTCTCAAATTAGAACGCAATGCAAGATTCGAACTTGCGTCTTTTGGTTCGTAGCCAAAGATTTTTCCAATTAAACTAATCGCGCATTTGTACGGACGAGAGGACTTGAACCTCCAAAGCTAACGGGTCTAAACCGCCAAGATGTGCCATTCTCAATAAAGCCACGTCCGCAATTGGGTGTTTTCGGGTCTCGAACCCTGTTCTCCGGATTCACAGTCCGGCACTTTACCTGTTAAGCTAAAAACACCATATAGTTTCTTTGTCAAGACTCGAACTTGAACAACGAGAGTCAAAGTCTCGTATGCTAACCAATTACATCACAAAGAATTTTAGTAACGCATACGGGATTCGAACCCGTGATTAGAAATAGAAAGTTTCTTGTGCTGACCACTACACTAATGCGTCTTTTGTCTAGTTGGCAGGAATCGAACCTGCGTAACTCCCGCTTCCAAGGCGGGCGAGTATATCCATCTGCTCCGACAACTAGAAATAAAAAAAGCCTCCCAATTACGGAAGGCTTTAGCTAATATATTTTATTTACATATTTACACGCTTGTTCCTCCCGATAAAATATCCGGCTCTTGAAGACGTTGTTCAGTATGTAATTTTAATCTTTTCATATTGCAAATATATGAATACTTTTTAAGTCTGCAAGTATTTATAGAAAAATAATATGAATTCTACAACTTATATAAAGTTTTTCTATCTTTGTTGTGTAAATATTTATCAGACAAATGGATAATAGTAAGAACGGCAATTTCAATATAAGCCCAATGGTTAGTTTTCCAAGTCAATTGGAGCCATTCGAAGTAAAAAAAACTAAAGAGTGGGGGCTAAGATTGGCTCAGTCAATACAAAGCGATTGGTTTTACGGGATGAATACCGGAAACTTTTTGTCTTCTCAATTCAATTTGCAAAGACGTGATTTTTTACAAAGACGTTTATACGCAAAAGGATTGCAGTCAATGGACAAATACATAGAGCAATTCAAATCAGACGGAGACAAGTCGTTCTTAAACCTTCCAACTAAACCGATTAGTATTATCCCTAAATTAGTTGATGTGGTTGTTAATGGGATGGCCGACAGAGGTTATTCTATTCGTGCTACTTCAATTGACCCGATTGGTCACAAAGAAAGAGTAGCTTACAGAGAGCAGATTGAAACCGACGTTCTTTCAAAAGACATAATTGTTCAAGCAAAAGAAAAATTAGGCGTAGATGTGGCTAGTATGCCACTAGAACAACTTCCGGAGACCGACGAAGAATTGAACTTGCACATGGAACTTGAGTACAAGCAATCTATCGAGCTTTCTCAAGAATTGGCAATTGAGCAAGTAATGAATGACAACCGGTACAACGACAAAATAGACAGAATGGTTAAAAAAGACCTAACTATTTTGGGAGTTTCTTGGGTTAAACATCGTTTTGTTCCGGACAAAGGAATTGTAATCGAGTATGTAAATCCGGAAAACAAAGTGCAATCATATACCGACGACCCTTATTTTGAAGATTGCTATTACCACGGAGAATTTAAGACGGTTCCGCTAACTCAAATTTATACGGATTACCAATGGCTTAATCTTCCGGAAAACGCAGATATAAAAGCGCAAGTTGAATATTCAGCAAACGGATGGTGGGAATACAATTTGATTGCAAGCAACGACAGAATTAAAGGAGTTGCCAATTTGCTTTATTTTACATACAAAACCACAAGACCAAAGCAAAGAAAGATAAAACTCAAAGCCACCGGTGAGAAAAGAATTATCCCAATGGAATACAAAGGGAATCCGGACAAAAACCCAAACATTAAAATAACAACCGTAGAGGAAGAAGTTTTAATGGAAGGAGTTTATGTTTTAGGAACAGACATAATGCTTAAATGGGAAGTTGCCGAATCTATGGTTAGACCAAAGTCTAACAGACAAAAGGTAATTGACCAATACATAGGTGTTGCTCCTAATATGGAAAGAGGTTATATTGATTCGCCGGTTGCTAGAATGATACCTGTAGAAGACCAATTAAACATACTCGAATTAAAAGGCGCTCAAATCATTCAGAAAATACAACCTGACGGGTTTATGATTGATGTGGATGCAATTGCCGAGTTAGATTTAGGAAACGGCTCCAAATTAACCGTTCAAAATGTTGTAGATATGTTTTGGCAAACCGGTAGTATTTTCACTAGAAGTTTCGGAGCAAGTGGCGACCCAATGTATTCTAAGCCTATTACTGAATTAAGAACCGGAGACTCTATAACTAAACTACAAGCACTTACCGCTCAAAAAGCGCAGTATATGGATCAGATGCGTGACGTTATCGGATTAAACAAAGTTTCCGATGCTTCAACACCTGATAAAGATTCTTTAGTAGGAGTTCAAAAGCTTGCTTCTTTAAATTCAAATATTGCGACTCGTCATATTTTAGATGGGGCTTCTGACATAACAAAAAGAATTGCATTAGCTATTACATATCGAATTCACGACTTATTAAAGTTCACCGAATTAAAAGAAGATTTTTCAAGAAAAATAGGTTCGACATCGGTTAAGACGTTAGAGTCTGTAAAAGATTTGCATTTGCACGATTTCGCAATTTACTTAGATTTACATTTAGACGATGAGGAACGCGCGAAATTAGAACAAGATATGTCATTGGCAATTGACAAAGGGATGATGAGCATTCAAGATAAATACAAGGTTTTGAATATTAAAAACTTCAAACTTGCGTTGTCTTATATGACAATTTTGGTCAATAAATATCAGAAAAAACAACAAGAGCAAAAAGCCCAAGAGTACAAGATACAAGCCGATGAGAACATACGTGCTGCACAAAGCGCAGAGCAAGCTCGTCAGCAAACGGCTCAAATGATTAGTCAATTTGATATGGCCAAGCAACAATTGGTTAATGACGGATTGATACAAAAAGAGCAAGTCAAAGGACAGGAAGACCGTTCTACATTGGAAATTAAAATCGAAGGAGATTTGATGGTTGCCCAAGCACAATCAGGTGTTAAAATGCAGATTCAAGAAGAAATGGAAAACCGTAAGGATGAAAGAGAGAATCTTAGATACACCAATCAAAGCAAGGAAAACTACAAAAAAGAAACCGGCGGTGCGCCAATTGACTTCACTCAAAACGATGAAATAAACGAAGTGTTTAAAATGTAACAAAATATTTTCTTGAGAAAAAGCCGATTTCGAGTCTAAGCGACTGACTTCGGCTTTTTTGTTATAACAAAAATCTATAACTTTCTAAATAACAACACTTTTTACTTATACTGCATACAAGTTACAATAGAATTGCCTACTTTTGAATAACTTTAAATAAATCTTTATGGCTTCTATTTGGCGTCCTTACGACAAAATCATAAAAGAACTTCTTTTAAAACACCAAAACGACAATCCTAAACCTCCTTACACTTTTTACGCAAAAATAATTCTCGGAACCCGAGACGGCTCTACTATCGACAATAGAGTCGCAGAGTTGGCGAGGTACATTGGTAGAAACGAAAAGGCTATTCTCGATATGCACGAGGGGATATTTTTAGCCACTGAAAATTTAGACGTGGCAAATCAGAACGTAAAGCATATGTGGATTAAAGACAAAGGCGCTTCGTTGTTTATTAAAAATCCGAATTACACAGACCCAGAGCAAGATGTAAAAGAAATTGATTTTTTATCAATTTTCAAAGAAAGCATAACTCCGGTAGAAGTTAATAAAAAGCAAAATCAATTTGGGGGCGCTATTTTTGATAGATTAGTGATAGCTGATGTTCATATTGGCATGGACGTAAACAAGGACGGTTACGCTCTTTATGATGGTAAATGGGACGAAGTGACACTATTCGAAAGACTAGACGCTTTAGTAAACCACACCTTGCAACATCAAAAATCAAGAACATTAATCATTCACGACTTAGGAGATTATCTTGACGGATTCGACGGACTCACCACAAGGGGCGGGCATCAATTGCCTCAGAATATGGATAACCAAATGATGTTTGATGTCGGTTTAAAATTCAAAGTGAAATTAGTAGATTCGCTAATTCCGTATTTTGATAAAATTCAGTTTGTAAATATTTGTAACGATAATCACGCCGGAAGTTTTGGGTACATAGTAAATTCAGCATTTAAAGCCTACATAGAGTTAAAGTATAAATCCGGAATAGAGGTGATTAATCAAAGAAAGTTTATAGACCACTATATTTTTGAAAACCGGTGCTTCATTTTAACTCACGGTAAGGACGATAAAAGTTTGAAGTTTGGATTTAAGCCAATTCTTGATAGTTCGCAAATTGAAAAAATCAAAAACTACATTGACGAACATAAAATACACTCTCATAAAATTGAATTCAGCAAAGGAGATAGCCATCAATTAATATTAGACTTTACAAGTTCGACAAGTTTTGAATATCAAAATTTTGGAGCATTTAGTCCTCCGTCGGATTGGGTGAAAACAAATTTTAAAAACAGCATTAGTTGTTTCACTCACTTTAATTATTACGCGGATCAAAAATCAATAAACAATTACATATTTTAATCAAATTAATCAATTATGACAAAAGAAGACCAAGAGAAGCATTTTAACCAAATGACAGAACAAATGCGTACAATCCTTTTATCGAAAGGAGATGATTACGCGAACACAGACCGTTTGAGCAATTTTAAATTAGCCGGTAGTATATCAGGGCTAAATGCTGAATTAAATTGCTTGTCGCTTATCTCTACAAAGGTGGCTAGGTTAGGAGTATTGTTAAACTCGGATAAAACGCCGAATAACGAAAGTGTTTTGGATAGCGTTTTAGACTTGGCGAATTACTCGATTCTGCTGAGTATGATTTTGAAAGACAAAAACAAGCAGATTCACGAAGAATATTTTGCAGAACACAATGGATAGACTAAAATTATTCATAACCGGCTTTACGCAAGTGTTTTTCGTAGCAATCAACACGTATTTTTTAAGCAAAGAATATTACGTAGGAGTATTTATTTGTGGAACAATTATTTCTCTCATTTGGTCATGGAATGTTAAGAAAGTAGCTTTTGGCACTTTGCAAGACAGATTGTTTTACGCTTTTGGAGCCGGATTCGGAAGTCTGTTCGGGTTAATTGTATCAATTTTATTTTTCAAATTATGAGACCGCTTGAAGAAAGAATAGCCGAGATTCAAAAGAAAATGGACAAGAAACTTGATTGCGGATGTAATGATGAACGTTTAAATAGCCGATACAGAGAGTTGCTTAAGCAGAAATTTGTAAATTACCCAACTAGTCAAAAGTAACTTATAAGTTACCAATATTTAATAACAAAACCCGTAGCAATTAAGTTACGGGTTTTGTTTTGCTTAAAACTTTGAAATACAAAGTTCTTTCAAATACTATAAAAAAATAATATCATTTTGCAAAGCGTAATAGATTTTTTCTATCTTTGCGTATAATTACTATTTTAAATCTAAATCAAAATACAATGAACACAGAATTAGAAAATCCCGAAGAAACAGCGGAAGACTTGCAGGGCAAGATTGAAAACGCTGAATCTCAAGAGCAAGAACAAGTTGTAAGATGGAATATTGTAGACGAAAATCAAGTTGAAAAACCATTTGTTCCTGCTACTGAAGAAGCACCGAAAGAGGAAGAAGAAAAGCCGGAAGAAACCGTAGAAACTGTTGAGGCTGAAAAAGAGGTTGTTGAAACCGTTGAAGTTGTAGAAGAAAAAAATGTCGTTCCGCAAATTGACGAGCAATCAGTAATCAACTTCTTAAAGGAAAACGGAATAAACGCAAACACTCTTGACGAATTAAAGCCAAAAGAGCAAGAAGCGTTAGACCCTGAAACAGAGGCTTATTTAAAGTTTCGAAAAGAAACCGGCAGAGGTTACCAAGATTTTATGCAAACGCAAAAAGATTGGAGCCAAGAAGCCCAAGAAGAAGTTCTTAAACAAGTTTTGAAAATGAAATATCCTGACTTGGATGAAGACGAAATCGAATTCAAGTTCAAGAAACAATATAGTTTTGACCCTGACTTTGACGACGAAGATGTCGTTATGGAAAAGAAGATTAACTTAAAAACCGATTATCGAGAAGGTTTAAAGCTTTTAGAAAGTCAAAAAGAACAGTATATGACTCGCAGAAGTTCTGATGAGTTTGTTCCGGAAGACTACAAGAAAGCAAAAGAATTCTTGGATAATTACAATAAACAATTAGAAGAAAATCAAACTGTTCACGAACAGCTAAGGTCAGACTTCGAGCAAAAAACAAATGAATTGTTCTCTGAAAAATTTGAAGGTTTCAAATTTAAAGTAGGTGACCAAGAGTTTGTAGTAAAGCCCGAAGATGTGCAGCAAGCAAAAACCTTATTGTCTGACGTAAGCAATTTTGACAAAAAGTTCTTTGAAGAAACAGGAAAGTTAAAAGACCCACAAGGTTACTATAAGGCGTTGTACTTAGGTATGAACGCTGATAAAATGGCAGAGCATTTCATTAATTTAGGAATGGCAATGCAAGCCGAAAAAGAGGAGCGAGAATCTAAAAATATTCCTTTACCGGGAACGAAGCAGGTTCAATCTCCACTTAGTAATTCGTCTAAACCTTGGACTGTTGTAAAAGACTAATTTTTCTTCTAGTTGTGTGAGAACAAAAAGAATAACACAACCCTAAAAATTAGAAACAATGAGCGTACAAGTCTCTCCGGGCGTATTACTTACCCCGACACCAACAAAAACCCCTACTCCTACGAATTACATTAGTGATTCCGAGTACAACTTGCTTACTCAGTACATTCCTGAGTTAGAAGAAAGAATTGTAGACCGTTTCGGTACACAAAACATTACCGGTATGCTTGAGGCATTAGGTAAAGAATCTCCATTCCAAGCGGATTTAATCAAATGGAATGAAGAAGGAAGATTGACACAATTAGCAGAAGGAGTTACTCGTTCTTCTAACGTGTTTACGTCAAACTCTCACACTTTCCGTGTTGGAGAAACGATTGTGGTTAGAACTGCCAATGGTGCAGATTTACGTCAAGGACAAATTACCGCTGTAACAACCAACACCTTTACTGCTTTATGTGGTAACGCTGCTGGATGGACAGGAACAAGCGGATTAACCGTTTATGCTGACTCTAACGAATTCCAAAAAGGAACAACCGGTCTTGAAGTAGGATTGAATTCTCAAGTTCAACAATTTACTCAAAAACCGATTATCATCAAAGAATTCCTTGAAGAAACAGGCTCTAACTTAGCGTTAAGAACTTGGGTTGATACCGGTGAAGGTTTCTTGTGGTATTTCAAAAACTTGAAAGATACCAAAATGCGTTTCAACAATGCTATCGAGAACAAATTAATTATGGGTAAACTTTGGGAAGGTGACTTAGCTGGCGCCGGAGTTCAAGGTACTCAAGGTTTATTCTCTGCTGCTGAAGAAGGAAATATTTTCTCCGGCCAAGCAACTGACTTAGACGATTTTGATGAAATCATCGATAGAATGAACGCTCAAGGTGGTATTTCTGAAAACTATTTGTATATCACATCTGCTCAAAGTAGAGTTATTGACAGAATGTTAAAAGCGGAAAACGTTACTGGTGTATCTTGGGGAGAATTCTCTAATGAAGCAGAAATGTTGAAATTAGGATTCGAAGCTTTCAAATACGGTGGTTACCAATTCAAAAAATCGCTTTGGAGATTCTTGGACAATCCTACAACTGAAGGTTCTGCTACCGGAGCAACTAAGTATCACGGAATTATGATTCCTATGGGGTCTAAAAAAGTGTACGACGTTATGACTGGTAATACAGCGACTAACCCTATCTTACACGTGAAATATCGTGCTAGCCAAGCTACTAACCGTAAGTACAAAATGGCTATCAGAGATTGGGATAACGGAACCAACGCTGAAGACGCTCGTATTACAGAGTTCATCACAGAAAGAGCTTTGTGTTTAGCAGCGAGAAATAACGTGATGGTATTCAAAGGGTAATCCTTAGAAGAAATCACAAACAAGTTAAAGGGCTTGGATTTATTTCAAGCCCTTTTTTTAAATAAAATCTAACTTTAAATTGAATAAAAATGGGAAACAACAATTGGAAGCCGTTCGGGAGCAATAATTCCGGACAGCAAAAAAATGAAAATCAGTCAAAAGAAAGTCAAGAAGTTGATGAAAAAACAACGACTGAAGAACCAAAAATCCTTATGACACCTTCTGAAATAGAAGCGTTGTTAGAAAAAAAGCTTGAAGAAAAACTTCAGAACACTTCAAAGCCTGAGCCGGTACAAGAGAAAGTTATTACTCAGATCAAAAACACAAATACCGACGAAATTCCCGAATTGAGAAATTTTGTTCCTAAAGAACGTATTTACGTTTTAACCAATGGAACTAAACCTATTTCTCACGGATTACAAACAAGACACAAGCCGGGAAGTCCGCTTCAGTACATTAATCCGGAAACAAAAGAAGTACACGCTTTATTTTATTCATTGACCGAGACGTCTTTTTTCAAAGACAAACATAAGGGCGATGCAAGAGTAGAACACGTTCACTTCAAAGACGGTATGCTAAAGACTTATGAGCAAGACATCAAATTGCAAAAGTTCTTAGCTATTCACCCGGGCAACAAAGCAATGGGTGGTACTTTATTTGAGGAGTACAATCCTTCAAAAGAAGCAGAAACCACATTAGAGCAAGAAGAATTATTATTCAAGGCAATGGAAGTTTCAAGAAGCATCAGCTTTGTTAAGTTAGACGCAGTAGCGAGATTATTGTGTTCTGATTACAAAGAAACTTGGGAGCCGGCAGAAGTTAAAAAAGCAGTTTACTTGGAGGTTAAAAAACAACCGACAAATTTCCTTAAATTGGCAAATGACCCAGTTTTAGAGATGAAAGGAATTGCAAAAACCGCTGTTGACAGAGGATTGATTACTTACAAAAACTACCGATTCTTAAACGATAAAGGAGAAGTAATTTGCGAAGTATCAAGAAACCAAGACGAGTACGATGCTATTTGTGAGTATTTCTTAACCGGTAATGGAAGAACAACATACGAGTTTCTTCGTAACGCAATCAGTTAATACTGTTTGATTATAAATTAAAAGCGCTTCAATCGAGGCGCTTTTTTTATTAAATGTATTGTAAAAATATTTATCTTTGCTATGTAAATTAGCAAGTTATGATTTCTGTAAATCAGGTTAGAAATGTTGTGATGTTTTTTTTAGCGAAGAACAACCGCGGTTATCTTGGTGTAGACGAATTTAATTCGTTTTGCCAATTAGCGCAATTGGATATTTTTGAGAACTTATTCTACCAATACAACCAATTTCTAAATAAAGAAAACAAAAGGTTGACCGGTACTGAATACGCAAACATTCCTAAAAACTTACGCGAACAAATTGACATTTTTGCCGAGTACACTACAGAATCAAACTTTACATACGACGGAGCAACTAATCTTTGGACTTACACGGGTAATGATTTATACAGAGCAGAGAACTTGTCATTAGTAGAAACTGCTACTCAGAAAAAGATTGACATTCAAGAGGTTCAAAAAAGAGATTTGAATATTTTGAAGAATTCGCCAATGACGGCGCCAAGTTTATTATTCCCTTACTATGTTCGTAAAGGAGTTGGATTTGAGATTTCGCCAATTGTTCCGAGCGATTATTATGCGGAGCTTTTCTACATTAGAACGCCTAAAGCGCCGAAGTGGACTTATGTGCTTGTTCAAGGCAATCCGCAATATAACGGCTCCGCAAGTGATTTGCAAAACATCGAACTTCACGAAAGTTTATTTGAAAAAGTTGTAGCCAAGGTATTGTCTTACGCTGGCTTGTCAATTCGTGAGGCAGAAGTGATTCAAGCAGCGAATTCAGAAGAAATGAATACTTGGCAAATGCAAAATCAACCATAAAAATTTAAGAGATGCCATTAAGTCAAACCGACCAACAATATTACGAAAACGATGATTTGCACGGAAATTACCAATTTATCGGCATAGAAGACCTTGTGAATAATTTTCTTCAAAACTACACTGGTGACGAAACACTTCTTGGTTACGTGCCAAGACAAAAAGTTGTTTATCAAGTAAAGCAAGCAATTCGCGAATTTTCAATAGGATTTTTAAACCAAGTCCGAGTAGTTGAATTAGAATTAAACGATGCCAACAATATTATTTTGCCGCCGGATTATGTCAACTACGTCAGAATATCTTGGGTAAACAAAAAAACGGGCAGAATTCAACCGATGTCTCAAAACAAACATCATCCGCTAGGAATCGCTTATTTGCAAGATAACACCGGAGACATACTTTTTGACAACAACAGAGAAATCTTAGAAGGCACGACAGCTATAGAAGCGATAAACGACGCAATAGATGTTCCTTCAATAGAAAGTTTTGATGCGAGTTTGTTTCCTAATTTTCCTTATGGATATTTTGGAGGTTACACAAGGTATCAAATCAACCCTATTTACAATTACGACACTACAATTAATACCAACGGGACTTTCGATATAAACGACAAAAGAATACATTTTGGTTCGGATAGTGTAGAAAGAATAATCCTTTTAGAATACATTTCTGACGGTCTTCAAGTAGCGGAATCAGAAATGAAAGTTCACAAATTTGCCGAGCAATCGGTTTATGATTATGTTCACTACAATTTGGCAAGAACGTCAATCAGGGTTGCGGATTACGAAAAAAGAAATCTTAAAAAAGCATACGACACATCCTCTCGAAACGCAAAAGTAAGAATGTTGGGCATAAAACCTCAAGAGTTTTTGCAGTTATGGAAACAAGGGAAAACGACAATACGATAGTCAATGAAAATTCAAAATAATTTTACGCAAGCAGTAATTGATAATGATAGAGATGAGCGCTTTACAAACGGCGCTCTTGTTGGTACGCCTAAAAACGTTACCATTTTTACGTCAAATGGAAATGACTCCGGCGTTTTAAAAAATGTTCCGGGCAACATCAAAAAATCCAATTACGCAAACGACGTAAATTATTCTTATGCCGGCGCAAGAACTATTGGCGTGGGAAGAAACGACGCAAACAACAAACTTTATCATTTTGTAAAAGCTACCGGTTTTGATTATGTTATTGAGTTTGATACTTTGACATTTCAATCTACAAGAATTCTTGGCGCAACGACCGGCGGTATTTTAAATTTTCAAGACAGAATACCAAACGTTGACATTTTCATTGATGCAGTTTCGCAAGATGTGATATTGTTTTGGTCGGGAGATAACAATCCGCCAAGATGTGTAAACGTAGAAACCGCTAAAACTTGGACAATTGACGGATTTACAAATGATGAAATATCAGTAATGAAGCCTTCTCCAATATTCGCTCCGTCAATAAACCTTACTACAAGCGTAGAAGGAGTTCAAAATAATTTTATCGAAGACAAAATGCTTTGTTTTGCTTATCGATACAAATACAGCGATGGTTATTATTCGGCGCCAAGTTCTTGGTCAAAAGTTGCTTTTACGCCAAGGGCATTTAATTTAGACTATCAGACCTATGAAAATTTAGGTATGCTTAATTTATCGAACGCGGTTGATGTTAATTTCAATACGGGCGCTAGAGATGTTAAGCAAATAGATTTGCTTTTTAGAAAAAGTGATTCCACGATTATTTATGTAATTGAGGAATTCGTAAAAGAAGAAGAAGGTTGGGCGGACAACACAACACAAACTTTTCAATTTAGCAAATCAAAAATATACACGACATTAACCGACGATCAATTTTTCAGAAACTTTGATAACGTTCCGTTAATCGCTCGTGCGCAAACAATTATCGGAAACAGAATTGCTTATGCTAATTTTGTTGAGGGTAGAGATTTAGGAGTTGTTGTAGATTTTGAAGTAGATATTTTAACTGAAGAACCTTTCTCTAGTGAGATTGAAGGAGAATCTGCAAATTACGATGGAAGTGTTGACTACTCTAACGTCGTGGATTTTGAACAAGGCACAAAAACTCAAGGTTCTGTTCTTGGCGACCAAATGGATTTTGCGACAAATACTGTTGAAATAGATTTAGCTGTCTTAAGCGCCGACCAAGCGGATTTTTTAGTAACAATTACTCCTAAAGCAGGATTTTCAACTGTGCCATATACGGTTACTTTTAAGGAAGGCGCCACGGTGTTACAACAAACTACGGGATTAGTAGGTACGGAGCAAGTCATTTATCAAGTAGGTTCGGATAAAGACGTTCAGATTTACGTAACGTCTGACGAAGGATTGATTTATGATTGTGATTTAATATACAGACTTGAACTTCTCGGAGGCGATTTATCGACTTATTTGTATCAAGGATTTCATCAATTAGCATTTCCAAAACAAGGAGGATATGGCTCTACTCTTGTTGGAGACATTGTAATTGACCAATTGGCGGAATTTGATATGACGGGATATGAGTTTTTGGCGGGCAGTCAAATAAGAATCAATTTAGACCTGCAATCTTCTTTAGTTGAAGACCATACTCCGTCAGTAACTTTTTTCTATAATTTAACGGCTAACTATACTGATTTAACTGATTTCTTGACGAATTCGGGATTTTCATATCAGCTAGAAACCGTTTTTACAGAAACTTTCAAAAACAATTTTCAAAGTGGCGCGGGAACATTTGTGTCTATAACCAATTTTGATGTTTCTCAAAGTGGCGACACATTAATTGTTAGAACACCAATCATTGTTTACAATGTAACCGAGCCAAGCGGTGTTACAGAAAACAAAAACGAATTTTACTTAGTCGTTTCTTCTAATTTGCAAACTGTTGACCAAAACGCGTTTACATCATTACATTCAAACAGAGATTATGAAGTAGGGCTTATTTATATGGACGAGCAAGGAAGAAAAACCACAATCCTTAATTGTCCAAACAATACGGTTCACATACCTGCTGACAATTCAGATTTAACAAATAGGCTTGGCGTAACAATTAATAACGCTCCGCCGACTTGGGCTAAGTATTACAAATTTGCAATTAAGCAAGTCAAAAAAGAATACGACATAATCTACGGAAACAAGGTTTACACCGATGGAATTTATCGATGGATAAAACTTGAAGGACAAAGCAAAAACAAAGTGAAAGAAGGCGATTTGCTTACTTTGAAATCTGATTATTCAGGTGTTTTGTCGGAGGTTAGAAAGGTTGAAGTTTTAGAAGTTGTAAATCAAGACAAAAACTTTATATCTGGCAATTTGCTTGCTAATGGTGACGAGCTTTTAGAAGAAGCGGGATTATACTTTAAGATTAAACAAGGTAATTTCAATATCAATGTTGTAGAGCAAGGATTTCAGACTTATGAAGGACAAGCGGGTTATAATAGATTTGCTGAAACAAAACCTAAATTCGGAGAATATGATGGCGCTACTTGGATTCCTACTGCTTTAAATGCGGGTGCGCAAGTTACTATTACTATACTCGTTAGAGCTACTGCACTTAGCCAATCAAACGAAACTTACGTTGGAGTGTTCAACTTGCAAGATGACTATCCTGATGTAGAAACTTGGTTTGCCGCAGAAGTAGAAAACGACCCTGAATTTTCATTGTTTGCTTCAAACTATTTAATTTCTTGGGAATTCACAACCGACGGAGCTACTTTTAGAGCAAAAGGAGATACACTTCCTGTTTTATCAGCTAATTTAGCGACAAAAATTACTTTTGACATTAATTTCTCGGGCGGATTATTGATTTTTGAAACAGAGCCAATTGAGCAATTAGAATCTCCATTTTTTGAAACGCCTGAAACATTTACTATTACCGCTGGCGCACACGAATTCACTCAGCACGTTTTAACCGACGCGTTCAATTGTTTTTCATTTGGAAACGGGGTAGAAAGTTACAAGGTAAGAGATTCGGCAACGGGTGACAGTTTCAGCATTGATTCAAACCCGTCCGACATTAACAAAGAAGGCTATCGTCAATTAAACCGATTTGCGGATATTACTTATTCAGAAATTTACAATTCAAACACGAACGTAAACAGACTGAATGAATTTAACTTGTCGCTTGCAAATTACAAAGATGACGTAGAGAAGATTTACGGTTCTATTCAAAAAATAAAAGGAAAAGACACCAATCTCGATGTGTACCAAGAAGACAAGGTGAGTATTGTTTATTATGGAAAAGACTTGTTGTTTAATGCCGATGGAACAACAAACCTTACAGGTGTACCTCAAGTTCTTGGCCAACAAAAAACATACAATTCCGAATATGGAATTTCAGAAAATCCGCAAAGTTTAGACTACTACGCCACCAATGCCTATTTTACAGATGTAAAAAGAGGTGTGGTACTAAAGAAGAACGAAAGCAACGGATTGTTTGAAATATCAAACCAAGGAATGAGAAGTTATTTCAAAGAGTTATTCCGAGATAACGCGATCAATTTTATCCGCGGACAATACGACCAATATTACGACATTTTCATTTTGAATATCCAAATGAACGATGACGAGTATGTAACGTGGATTTATAGCGACAAAGATAACGGTTGGTTAAGCTCTCAAACTTTTAATCCCGAAGAAATGATTAGAGTGAACGGAAACCTATTCTCGTTTAAAAACGGAGAAGTTTACATTCATAATCAAGAATTCGATGGCTCAAATACTAATTACAACATCTTCTACGGAGAAAGTTTTCCTAGCGAGGCAAGTTTTAACTATAGCCAAGAAGCAAGCGTTCGTAAAAACTACAAGACAATCGAAATAGAAGGCAGTACAGCGGTTCAAATCGGATTAACAACAGATTTAGACCGAGGATATGTAAACTTGGCGGATTTCGATAAAAAAGAAGGTGTGTTCGTGGCATACACAAGATACGACAATGGAGTTGTAAACACAGAGTTGTTGTCTTATCAAGGAATTGGCCAAGCAACAATATCCGGACTTACTTTAAATTTTGGATTTGAAATCGACCCTATTATTTCTGTTGGGGATTTGATTTTAAATTCGAATTTGCAAATTGTCGGAACTATTGTTTCAAAAACAGCGAATTCGTTAACATTGAATACGGTAAACAACTTGTCCTCGGGAGATTTTGTATTGGCAAGCAAACCTAAAAGTGTACAACAACAAGGATTGACAGGTTATTATATGCGAGTAGATATGTCTTTTGAAAGTAATAGGCGAGAGGAAATTTATGCGGTATCAAGCCAAGTTTTCAAATCTTTTATGTAATAAAAAGCCTCTCGTAATTGAGAGGCTTTTTTATTTAAAACGCTAATAAATTGTCTCGTTGCATTTTTTGCATCTATACCAACTTCCATCTAAATAGATTTCTTTGTGTTCGCACTTGTTTTTTACATCATCATTTGTTTCTTTTTTTAAATAAATTTTTTCTGTCTCAAACACCGTTCTTTTGCCTCCAAAATGACAACAGGTTTCAGGATGACATCCGCAATATACTTCTTTGGTTATGTTTTTTATTTTGTATTTGCCATTTTCATCCTCATATATTTTTCTTGAAGTGCTTGATTTATAATAACAACTGTCAATTGCATCATTTAATTCAAATTGATTTTCTAATATTCTAAAAACGCTATTCATAATATTTATATGTTATAAATTTTAAGCCAAAATAAAACTTTTTTCCTATTCCGCAATACAGCATAGAAAAATAATATCAATTCGCCAAGTGTTATCAAAATTTTCTATCTTTGCTAATAAATTGAATCAAAATGCAATACACAGTAAAGAAACATTCAAAAGATGAGTTTTACGAAACTTTTTGCAAATGGTTAATTTCTCAGAAATTCCCTTTGCTGAACAAAGAAGTATTACCCGAGAATGTTTTTGTGATGTATGCAGATGAAATCCCATCATATTGTATTTGGGTTTATTTTACAGATTCGAAATTAGCGTGGATAGCGTTTCCTGCTTCTAATAAAAATGTTTCTTACGCAAAGAAAAAAGGCGGATTGAGATTTTTGATAAATTACGTTTGCGATTACTTGAAGAAAAAAGGAATTTTGACAGTCTTCACAACAAGCGGAACTGAAAATGTAGAAGAAGCATTATTGAGTAACGATTTTCAAATTGGCGACCAAAACACGTCGCATTATATTAAAAAACTATAACAATGGGAGTAGCAAGTGCAGTAGCAGGAGGTCTTGGTGTAATTGGGGGTATCAGTAATATCATTTCTGGCGCCAAACAATCAAATGATGCAAAAAGAGCATTGGAAGATTACCAAAGACAAGACCTAAACAATGTTGCAGAAGGTCTTCAAGTATCAACTTTAGGTTCTGATTTGCAAAGAGAAGAACAATCAAGATTAGCTTCAAACCAAGTTCAAGCATTGCGAGAAGGAGGTACTAGAGGAATGGTCGGAGGATTAGGTCGTGTAACGCAAGGAAATCAAATGGTGAATCGCCAAATTGCAGCAGATTTAGACGCTCAACAAAAGGCTATTGACCAAATGAGAGCGGAAGATGAAGCAAGAATACGTGCTATTCGAGAAAACCGAGAAATTGCCGACGTAGGCGCTTTGTCAAGTCAAATAAACGCAGGAGAGCAAACAAGAGTTAACGGAATCTCTCAAGGTATTCAGGGCTTGTCAACTCTTGGCAACACATTTACTCCTAGATACGGAGGAGAAACGCCTCAAGTTGAAGAATTAGAAAATCAATTAACTCCTCAAGGAACCGTTTCTGTGCCTAATTATGGTGCTAGAATAACAAGCACATTGCCTTTAAGTTATTACGGAGGTTTAAATAGAAATAACTATATTCAACCAACAAAAAGATAATTATGGCTATTGGAAATCGCGGAACATACGCAACACTACAAGCACCAAATGACCCTTTGTTGGGTACGCTTCAAAATATTGAGCAAGTTGGCTTTCAAAAAAGAGCCGAAGATAGGCTTATTGCCGACAAGAAAAAAGCCGAAGAAGCTAAACAATTAGCCGAAGACGTTGCTTGGGATGGTAAATTTGACCCTACAATTGTCGGAAACAGCAAAATTGACGACCCAATGCTATCTATGGCTTTTCAAGCAAAAGACCAAGTTGGGAAAATCAGACGTGAGTTAAAAAACCCTAATTTATCTTATGATGAAAAAGTAAGACTTAATTCAAAACTAAATCGTATTTCTCAATCTTTTGACGTAGCAAATCAAACTCCTAAAATCATATTGGAAAAAGCCAAGGAAATCGCCAAGAATATTGATAAGTACGACCCTGATAGCGTAAATCTTATTGAAGGAATTGCAAAGCAACTTGAAACCGGAAAGTACGAAGCTTATTATGATGAAAATGGAACAGCAAGAGTTAAAATTTATAATACTGACGAATCCGGAAAACCGATCGGGATTTTAAAAGAAACCACAATTGCTGATTTAGCTAACGAGTTTCAGCCAAGACAAAAGTCAAAATATACTGATTTGCTTGAAGACGCCGTTAAAAACACAGCGGTTAGCGATATTACGACTCAAAAAGGGGCAAGAATATTGCAAACAAAAGGTGTTAAACCTGAGATAGCGGAAGCAAAAGGAGATGCTTTAGCAAGATTAATTGTGTCTAATCCTGATGAGGTTTACGCTGTTGCTAAACGTTTCCAAATCGACCAAAATGATAAAGAGGCTATTTACAAAGCGGTAAAAGAAGATTATAAAAACTCGCTTGACAAATTAGTTAAGGAAGATATTGATTCTGCATTGCTTGCCGAACAAAGACAAGCAAGAAAACAAGCTAAAGAAGACTCTGAAAAAGAAATAATAATAGGTCGCCCAACTGAAATTAAAGATGATGAAAAATATGCTTCTGGTGTTAAAATGCAAAAAGGAACCAAATCTCACCCATTAGGAAATGTCATCATTGATTCCGGCCAAGGTAAAAAACAAAAAGCCACCAATGTTTATGTTTCTCCGGGCGGTAAAATGTATTTGAGAGTTGAAGAAACGGGATTTGAAGGGAAAAGCGAAAATCAAAAAGTTCCAAACGAATCAGGTATAAGAAAATTAAACTCAATAAATCCAAAAACCAAAAAGAAATATACGGAAGACGAATTGTTTGCTGAAGACTTTAAAACTGTAACCGTTTCGGACAAAAAACCTGTTGTAAAAATGCTTGATTTTGGTAAAGACCAAAATGAAATCGGTAGATTTGCATTGAAAATGGGTTATGATGGAGCCAAGTCATTAATGATGGATTTCATTGAGCGCTCAGGTGGTGATGATTTTATTGTTACGCCTGATGAAAGAAAAAATAAAAAATACTCGACTCGCCAAGAACAAGCGATACAAGCTGCTATAAAAGCAAATCCGGGATATTCAAGAGAAGAAATTATTAAAGCACTAGGACTATAATATGTTACAACCAAAAAGACCTTTAGATTTAACTTCTGCAAAGCAAATTTTAGAAGAAGACCAAAGAAAGCCATTGGACTTATCTTCTGCTGAAGCTATCTTAAAAAAAAAAGATGGTACGAAACCTCAGTCACCATCTACTACTCCTTCGGTAAATACGGAATCGGTACAGACGAGTGGTTCTTTGGGTATATTTCCAAAACCGAAAATAAATAACGAAAGAGAAGAAGCATCGGTTAAAAAGGATGTTGTAGAATTTAAACAACCTAGAAAAATAACTACTACTGAAAAAGACCTGATTAAAGAGGGAGAAGCTTTCCGCCAATTAGCAAATCAAAAAGTAAAAAATTATCGACAAGCCACAAAGGTAACGCCTCAAGAAAAAGAAGCGGTTGTCCTTGATTTGGAATCAAAAAAAGAAAAACAAGGTGTTTTAAACGGAATAAAATCCGGACTTAAAGAAGGCTGGAACGCTTTTGTTGATGTTATCGGTGTTGGAGGTAGCGAAGAAACTAAAAACGCTTGGAAATCAGACATAGAACCTTTGCAAGAAGAAAAAAAAGAAGCTATTGACTTTTTTAAATCTCAAAAGATAAAACCTACTCCTGAGCAAATTGACAAAAAAGCAGATGAGCTTTACGTCAATAAGAAAACTTTACAAATAAAGCAAGATAAAATAAATGATTATTTATCGTCTTTAGACGAACAAGAAAAAACTTATTTAGAAGTAGACGCTCAAAATCGATTGAAAAAAGTTTCGAAAGAAAGACAAGACGCTTTTAATAGAATTTCTTTAAACGAAAAGTATTTGTTAAGTCTTTTGGATGAACAAAATAAGGCTATGACCTTAGAAGATAAGAAATTAATTTCTTCTGAAATTGACAAAATTGCCAAATATCTTGACGAAGACCAAAAACTAATCAATAAATCAGAAAGCGGATTAGGAACTGCTGAAGAAGAATTAGAAATTTTCAAGAAAAACTACAATGTTATTGATAATATAGGTGCAAGAATAGCGTCTTCAATCGGTGAAGGAGCCGTTTCTTTTTTTGAAGGTTTAGAGTACTTAGGTACTCTTGGAGGAAATTTAGACCCTACAAATAACGTTGAAAAAGTTCTTGCTCAAACAGGCAAAGCAAAACAAGGTATTCAAGAATTTAGACAAGAATTCAGACCTGAAAACGAAGAAATAACATTGGACAACTTTCTTCAGTATTCTGCCGATTTGCTTTCGAACCAATCAGGCACTTTACTAACTATGGCATCTGCCGGTTCTACCGGCGGGGCATCTATATTGGGGCTTGGACAAGCTGGGCAGACTTACTCTGAAATGTATAAAGAAAACAAGAAGTCGGCAAAGTACACTCCCGCTCAAATGGCACTGGCTCCTTTCGTTAGTGGTGTTTCTACCGGAGTTTTAAGCGCATCTCCTACTTTTGAAACTTTGAAAAATGCCGGAAATGTTTGGAAAGCAACATTAAAAGGCTCTGCCACAAAAGAATTGGCCGACCAAGCAATAAAAAACACTACTAAAAAAGTTTTGTCTCAAATAGGGAAAGATACTCAAAAAGAAGTTGCGACAGAATTGCTTGACAATACAATTCAAAATGCAGTAAAAAGAGATATTTTAGGAGATAAGTCTGTTGGCTATTTTGATAATTCTTGGAAAGTAATCAAAGATACTGCGTTACTCACAGGATTGTTAAACTCGGGCGCTTTGCCTCAAGTTACAATGTCGGCCGTAAAAATGTTTACGCCTTCAGAAATGAATAAAATTTTAGATTCAAACGGATCAAAAATAATCGAGCTTTCAAAACAACTTGACAACATAAATTTGGACGATAATGCTAAAAAATTGGTTGAAAATCAAATCTCTGAATTAACGAAATCAAGTGAGAAAATAATTGACAACACAATTAAAAAAATTGATGGCTTGACAGAAGAAGAGGTTAAGAAAGTCGTTCAATACGAAAGCAGAAAGCAAAAGATTTTAAATCAAGCGGAAGAAATTAAAGAAAATCCTGAATTGAGTATAAAAAGTAAAAAAACTGTGCTTGACGGATCGTCTGAAGAATATAAAAACGTAGTAGAAAAATCAAATGAAATTATAGATGCGGAAATCAAAAAACCAATTGTTCAAGAGAAACAAGAATCACAACCACAAGCCGAAGAACAAGCGCAAGTCACAGAAGTAGAATTATCTGTGCCGGATAAATTCAAAAAATCCGTAGATTTGTTTAATCAAATAAATGAAGCGGATGGGGGTTCTAAAAAACGAGAATTGGCAAGACAGAGAAAAGAGTTTTTAGAGCAGAATCCGACCATTAAATTTGTTGATGACAACATTAGAGAAATAACAAGACAGCTTGAAGAACGAGGCGAATTACAAAAAAAAGGCGATTGCCCATAAAACTTAGAAACCATGATTACATTAAAAAAATTACCGAAAGAAGTAGTTGAATTGTTTTTAGCGAGGCTAAAAGACGAATTGAAAGCATTTCACTTTTACAAAAACGCTAGAAATTGGTGCGCAAACGAAGGTTATTTGATTGCTTCAAAATACTTTGAGAACGAGTCGAATGACGAACTTAGCCACGGACAGATACTTGAAGATTTCTTGAACGATTGGAATGAGTTTTATGACGTTCCGCAAATTGACAAAAATCCGTTGACTTTTAAAAACTTGGCAGACGTGATACAGCAAGCTTATGTTATGGAGTACAAGCTGTATGAAGAATACGAAGATACTTCTGTAAAAGTGTTTAAAATGGGTGATATTTGCGCGTTTGACATTCTTAAATTCCACAGAGAGGTTCAAAATAAATCGGTAGCTGAATATGCTACTATGGTTAATAAATTGACAGGAGTTGATTTAAGCGACAAATGCGCTATGCTTTTGTTGGAACCGACATTATTTCAATAACAAAATTTAAGCTATGGCAAATCCTTGTGTTTATACCTATAAAGGTAAAGATTATACTTATGATGAATTTGCGACATTGATGCACGATGGAGAATTGGCAAATTTGTCAAATTCAGGTGCTATAAAAGGCGATTTTCTTAATTCTATGCCAAAAGAATTGACATCTGTTAAAGAAACTGTTTCTGATACGCCTATTGCGCCAAAAGAAAACGACGAGGTTATTTTAGATTTAAAAATAGCAAAAAAAACACCAGAAAAGTTTGTTGTTGATAAAATTTCTGAATTAAAAAAAGAAATTTCTTCTGTTAAAAGATATATTTCAAACGCAAAAAAAACAGGCAAAAATTTAGATTTTATTCAAGTTTGGGAATCATCAATTGCTGATGCTAATTCTAAAATAGAATTTCTTAAAAACGAAAAACAAGCCTCTATAGACAAATCTATGTATTCATCAGAAAAAGATGAAAACGGAAATAATTTATCAAAAAAATACTCTAAAGAATTAAAAGACACTAAAGTTAGAAATGAAAAAGGGCAAATAATTCCTGTTTATCACGGGACAAATTCCGAATTTGATGTTTTTGATAAAACAAAAAGAAGCAATTATTCAAGCGGAGCCTTTGACATTGGAAACTATGGGTACAACTTCAGTTCGAATATTGAAGTGGCAAAATCTTTTCAAGGAGGAGTTAAAGGTCAAGTAAAAGAAGTTTATCTTGATATTAAAAACCCGTTAATTTTAAATTATAAAGAATTAATAGGTAAGCGTCAATCAGAAGTAAAGGATATGGTTGACAAAAAATTAAAAGAAGGAGAATACGACGGAATTATAATTAAAAATGCTAACGAAAAAGGGTTTTTAGGAGATAATTATATTGTTTTTGATTCAAAACAAATTAGAAATTCTTTTGATGATTCTACAATTGAACAAATAAATGAAACACAAACGCAAGGAGATGTTGTTGCTGATGGAAACATTCGACCTACAACTGAGCAAGTCGGAGAAGTGGCTGTTACAGAACAACCAACCGCAAAAGTTACTGAAACAAAAGTTGTGGAACCCACCGTTGAACCTAGAGCAAGTAAAGGATTTACTGATGCAAAAGTAATCAATAGAGATTACGCTAAAATAAAGGCAAAATTAGGAGACAAAAAAGCAAAGCAGTATTTTGACCAAGTAGATAAACTTTTTGACCCAAACAATACAGAGGTTGTTGAATATAGGACAAACGGTGTTGTCACTAAACAAGGTGAAGACTTTGTTTTTAATGCTTTATCAGGAATGGACACTAAAAATTGGCGAATTGCTTTTTCTTCAAACATAAACGAGCAATTTACTGAACCAACCCGCAAAGAAATCCGAATAAAAGCAACCGAGGCTAAAATTGACGAAATCGCCAATTCAATAAAAGGACTTGAAAGCGTATTCGGAATTAAAATAAAAGCCGATACAAACGGAGAAAACATTCAAGGAACATCTCGTGACCAATTAATTGATTTCATTGCTAAAACCGCCAAGGAAATTGCAAAAACAGGAATCACAATTGACGAGGCTATTCGTTCTGTAATTTCCGAATTGAAAAAATCATACGACGTCGATATAGAAATTGACGAGGTAAAAAAAGTTGCTGAGCCGGCGCAAGAACCAAGAGAAACTTTTATCGCTGAAAAAGGCAAACATTCGGTGCTATTGAGATTATCTAAAGGGGATAATCCGCAAAGAGAAATTGACGCTATCAATCGTGCTGATTTTGATTACGATGTAAGAAATCAAGAAAAGGTAAACAGAGAGGCAGAAAACTTCGTAAAAGACGTTGGTATTTCTCAAGCTTACAAAGCGCTTAAAGAAGGCAAGATTGAAAAGTTTGATACGGTAGCGTTAATTTACAACGCAATACTTCAGCAAATGCCAAAAGACCACGATGCGCTAATTTCAGAAATGACAAATGAAGACGATATTATGAGAGCAGAAGAAGCGTATGCTAATGAATTTGCTCAAGTAAGTAAAGATTTTTCTGTTTTTGAAACAAGAATGGGTCAAGGTATTTCAGTAATGAATTACATCTACAACAAAAACGAAAACATTCGATACGAATTGTCTCGTCAAAAAGAAGCCTACAAAGCATCAAACAACGGTGTGATTCCGCAAGATGTTTTGGAGAAATACGATAAAGCTTCAAAAAGACTTGAAGAAGTAAACAAACTCATCAAGGAAAAAGAAGTGGAACTTGCTGAAATTGAAAATACTGTTTTGGTTCAAGAGATTGAAAAATCAATAAAACGTCAAAAACAAACGGCTCAGAAATCAAAAACTTCTTTAAGCGAAACGGAATTAAAAAGAAAAAGACAATTGTCTAAGAAGTTTTTTAGAGCCAACGACATAACTTCTTTTGCTACAATACTTTTAGACCCAGAGTTTAGAGAATATCTTGGATTAAGTTTTAAAGAAGCTAAGGGAGATTTAGAAGCTTTTACTAAAAGGGTTTTAAAAGAGATAGGAAATGCTTACAAACCACACATTTCTGAAATGTTTGATGTTGCTAATGAAGCAAACGAACAATCACAAGCAAATAGCATAAAACTTTCAAAAGATGGAAGAATAACTGTTCCGAAATCGGTTGTAGAAAACTTAATCGAAAGAGGTTTTGATAACATTAATTCCATATCCGAAGAAGTATTGAGGATTATGAAAGAAAAACATCCGGAACTTACTTTAAGACAGGTTAAGGAGTCTATTGTAGGTTACGGGCGTGATGTTTCTAAGACAAGAACGGATATTGAAATTGAAATTGGCAGATTGAAAAGAATCGGTCAATTGGAATTGGAGATAGAAGATTTGGAAAATGGAATCGTTAAAGTTAAAAACGAAAAAAAGCAAATCCAGCAATCTTCAAAAATTCAAGATTTAAGAGCAAGAAAACGACAATTGGAAGATGAGTTAGGTATAACCGAAGAAAAGCGAACTGAGCGAACAAAAGGATATGCCAAAAGAAGAATAGCCGAATTAAAGAAACGTATTTCTGAAGGAGATTTTGCCAAGAAAGAAGTTAAGCCAGTAAAACAAGACGCAGAGCTTAGAAGACTTCGTATGGAAAAAATTGAACTCCAAGAAATCTTTGATAAAGAAAGATACAAGTTGGAGTTGAAAAACAGAAGCAAGGCAAGAAAGTTGTTTGACAGTATGTTTGATATTTTAAACATAAAAAGAGTTGGTCTTACCACGGGGGAGTTTTCACCAATGTTTGTTCAAGGTGGAGCGCTTACGGTTAGAAATATACTTAGAAACCCAAAACAATTCTTGGCAGATTTAAAAACAATGATGAAGTCAATTGCTAGTACTGAATACTACAAACAGACGGAGCAAGACATTAAATCATCTGATATTTTTGATATTATCCGAGATGCGAAATTAGGAATAGTAGAAACCGACACTAAGCAATCCGCCAAGGAAGAATTGTTCCAACATCAAATATTAGAAAGCGTTTTTGATTACGGCGCCGAGCAAGTAGTCAAGTTAATAAAGCCTCAGCTAACCGAAAAATACGGAGAGAAAAGAGCAGAGGAAATTGCCAATAATATTGAAAAGATAACCAAAGAATACGTTTTAATACTTAGACCATTTGAAAGAGCTAACAACGCTTATATGAACAGTCTTCGTTACAACAGATTCAAAGAGGGTGTAGAAATGTTACAAGCAGAAGGCAAAAACCCTATTGATAACTTAGAAGACTATAAAAGAGTTGCAAGTGCAATTAATACCTTGACCGGGCGTTCTAATTTAGGCGCGCTTGAACAATACAAACAAGGTCTTGGATTAATATTCTTCTCCGCAAAACTAATGGCTTCTACTTGGCAAAAAGTAAATCCTATGCACTATTGGGCGCTTCGTGATTCTGAGAATTGGAAAAAACCAAGTGTTGCTCAGAAAATGCTTTTTGTTGACGCTTTAACTCATTATGCTTTTATGGCAAGCGTAACGTTATTAATGAAAGCAGCTTACAATGCTATTAAAGACGATGATGAAGAAGAAGCAACAGTAGAAATTGATCCGCGAAGTTCTGATTTTATGAAATTCAAAGTTGGAAATGCGAGATTGGATTATTTTGGTACGGGATTAGCGCCATTTGTTTTGTTTTCAAGATTATACACAGAAGAAGTGATGAAAGCCGATGGCCAAGTATATAAAATGGGCGAATCAGGAACAAAGTCAAGAGGAGAATATGTTGGAAATTACTTCGTAAATAAGTTAAATCCTCTTACGGCCGGCGTTTACAAATATGCAAACACTACCAAAAAAGAATTCGAAGGAGAAACCTTCAGAGAAGATGATTGGGGCAGAGATTTTGATTACGTTGATTATATGACTGATATTATGCCTATCATTTACGGAACTGGGAAAGAAGTGTTAGAAGAACAGCCAAATTTATTTGGCGGGCTAATTATGCTTCAAGCAGCATTTGGAGTTAACCCTAGTGTCTATGGAAATGAAGACAAAGGAATAAAAAACGAGCCTGATTTAGACGAGCAAGGAAACCCAAGAGAAAAAAGTAATTTTCGACAAAGACCAACTCGCCCAAGTATGCCGAAAAGACCTGAAAGACCATAAAAACAAAACCCTCATATTACTGAGGGTTTTTTGGTGTTACTACTTCGGGGTCTAATACTTCGATTTCTTCAATTGGCGGGTTTGTCATTTTTCAACTGTTTTAGAATTGGCGGATTCGTTAGATTTTAACTGAGGAAACATTTTTTCAATAAATTCTATCTTGTCTTTCGTCTTGTAAAAGTAAAGTTTTTGAAAAAGCAAAAGATAATTACTTAACATTGGCGCCGGATTTTCTTTCATTAAAACGCATTTTACCGCCATTTGATGAAATTCCAATAACGAATCTACTAATGCATCTGCTTTTTTATCTTCCAACATATCAAATTTCAGAAGTTCGTCTTTGTTTTGTAATTGCTCAAACGTTCTTGGCGCAGTGGTGTTTGTAAAAGAAGGGTTTAGCCTTTGTATTTGCTCCATTTCGTGAGGAAACAGGTATCTTGGCGAATCAGCATCTTTTAAGAAATCAAAATTTCCAAAAATAATTTTCTCTGATTCGCCAATTACATTTTCCACCAAGCAATCAAGCAAAAACTCTCTACGCTTTTCTTTTGAGTCAAGTCCTTTTAAATAAGCAATTTGCTCGGTATTAAGATTTAAGTTCATAATATTCGATTTAAGTTAATTTTTCTTTACTGACGTGTGTTCTAAAAATTTAGAAAGAGTGAAATTTTCATAATGTTCTCGAATTCTTTTTCCAATAGCCGATTCTTTAACTTTAAATATAAATTCTCTGCTAATGCACGGAGTTTCAAGTATGAATTGTTTTTGAGCAATTTCACGCTTAAAATCCTCTAATTCATTTACATTCTTACTTTCCATTTTCCCAATATTTTTGAAGTTTGTCAGCGTGTTCTTTTTTCGTTGTCTGAACGTATTTTAGTAGCATTGACGGATTTGACCATCCAAGTACTGCCATTATAGAATTATCCGGTATTTTACCGTATAAATTAGACGCCATTGAGCGACGGCAAATATGCGTGGTGAATAATTCATATCTCTTGTAATACCCGATTTCTTTTCTTTTAGTTTTGGAATTCCACTTTTTACCATAGACTAAATTGTCAAATCCGCAAATCATCCCAATAGTCTTTATTGCTTTCCCAAATTCATACTCATTCATCTTAGGCGGTAATTGACCAAATCGACTTGCTATAATCTCCTTTACAATTCTGTGCAATGGTATCACTACTTTAGTCTTTGTTTTTTGAGTAGTAATGGTAATGTAGTCATCTTTGATATTCGACAAGTCTAATCTCGTTAAGTAATCAGACACACGAAGCCCAGTAAATATACCTATCAATAAATTGTCTTTGGCAACTTGAAGTTTTTCGTCAAAACTAAAATCGGTAGTGTAAATAACTTCTACTTCTTTTTCATTCAAATAAACACCGTCAATATCTTCTTCTTTTTCAAGGTAGATTCTTTTGTTGTAAGCTGATGATATTTTGATTCCTTTTTCACTTGCACGGTTGCAAAAGAATTTCAATCTGCCGATAATTCTGTCAATGGTAGAAACGTTGTAGTCAAGATGTTCTTGGAGATAATTGACAAATTCGTAAAAATCGTCAACATCAATATCCTTCATCAAAATTTTTCGATTTGTAAATCGTTCAAATTCAACAAGCAAACCCACGGCATTTTGATATTGACCAAGCATTGTTTTACCGATTACTTTGTTATGAGATACCTTCCAAGCCTTACCATCTGTTTTTAACCATTCATTTGCAAATGCGGATAAGTAAATATTTGCGTCAGAATTGACTAATTTCTTTTCTCCCGACGGTCTGTCAAAAACATCTGAGATAATCGATTGTAGCCAACGTTTGCCAATGATTTGTCCTGTCACATAGCTATTGTTGTATTCTGATAGTATGGTTTTCTTTAATTCGAGAAGTTTCTCGTTCACAATTGGCGAATTCGTCAATAATTGCAGTTCAGAATCCCAACCATCAGCCTCCACAAATATCTCAAGCGCACAAGAAATATCCAAGTCTTTTTTCTGACATCGGACAATAACTCTCGATTGCTTTTTGGTTTGGTAAAGTTTGAAAGATACATTCATAATTACTGATTTACTTTTTGATTTCAAATTGTTTTCTCATAGCAAGAATTACCTGCTTGAAATTTTCTTTTTGTTTGCTTGGAACTTGAATAGATAAAATCACACCAAAATCGTCAATATAAATTGTTGGTCGGCCGGCATTTGATTTTTTTTCAGCTCCTTTATTCGTGAGTTGTTTGCCCATTGTTAAATTCTTTTATTAGTTTATCCAATCCTTTTTTCTTCAATACAAATCGTTTTGTTTTAATATCTCTGCGATTTATGGTGATTATTTCGTAAATTGTCTTGGCATATCCCATTTCTTCTGCATAGCGAGTTGATGATGTTCCATTGGTTTCTTTCACGGTCTTCCATTTCTTTCTTTCCAATAATCCGCAAAGAGTTGTTCTGCCGATATTTAAAATATCACTTACCGAATCAAGAGTGTAAGTGTTGGCCGAATCAATTACATTTTCAAAAGCGATTACCTTTGGCGCTTGTTCAGAAATCAATAAAGATTGTCTTTCGATTTGCTCCGCTTGCTCACTTGCTAATCTTAGCGCTTCGGAATAAGTTTGGGGTATTCTCGGTGTTTTTGACTCTAATTCATTTAATCGATTTAAAACACCCTTACGGACTGTTCTGCTTTCGCTCATCAGCATTAACATACATTCGTCTTTTGGCAAATTGTAGCATTTATATACCTGATTATTAGACGCTTTGTATTCACTACGAAATTTTTCACAGTCATCATCAAGCTCTTTTTCTATTTTCGCCATAAAGTCGATGTGGCGAACCATAGTAGAGTTACCTTCAAATCTTCGATATTCATTAATAACATCTACTAATTGAACACTACTCATAGTCGTTTCCTGCTTCGGAATTAAATTATTCATATTGTTTATATTTAAAATTCTCTACAAAGATATAAATAATTATAACAAATACAAATAAATTATAAAAAAATGTTTTTAAGCTATTTTAATAGTGAATTCTATTCTCGGATTTTCTTTGTCGATAAACTTACGGGCGTGGATTAGTGAGCAATTATTATCGTTCTTGATGACTTTTGACTTCTGTAAGCAGTCTAAAACGACTTTGAAACTATTGTCTAAATCAGACCTTTTTGATGGGTAAAATACGTCAATATAAAACTCAAAAGGCACGTCAATCATTAAATCTCTTAATGAGCCGACTTGCCAAAAAAATGATTCTTCGTATTTTTTGAGTGTTGTAGTCTTTGCTAATGATGCGTGTTTGCCAAGTGTTATAATCTTATAGCAATTGCTTTTTGAAGGAGTATTGCCTAGTATCTTGGCCGAATATTCTTTTTTCTGTTCCATTATTTTTGATTGTTTCTAATTGAATATCCGAGCTTATAAGATTCTTCCGGATTGTCTTCTATCCACAAATGTCCTTCGTGGCTTACAGCGAGCCAAAAACGAGTATCAAGGTACAATGTTATTCCGCTGTCTCTTGCCCAATCGTCGGCATAGCCTCTGCGTTTTCTTTTATGGTGTATTTCTGTTGTCGGCCAACCGGTTATAGGGCAAATTTTATTTTCCGGCCGAGACAAAAATTCTTCGCGCAAAACTCTATACTGAGCGTCTTCTTTTTCTCTTTTGGCCGAAACTTTATTTATCGGCCGGAGCGATTTTAATCTCAAATCAATCTTCTTCAAAGCCTTGTGACATTCTTGACTACAAGCGCGCGGGTATTTACTGTTTGATTCGATGTATTCGTCACCACAATTTTTGCAATTGGCAAATTTAATTTCGGCCGACATAAGGAACTTTTGATTTTATTTCTGTTTTGTAGATGTTTCGACGAGTTTCCTTGGCAAGTTGCTCGGCTTTTTCGTCAGATTCCGCAATGACAGTAGTTGTCATAAATTCTTTTTCGTCATTACCATGCCTAAACCAGCATTCAATGGTGTAAGTAAATAATTTTGTTTTCATAAGTTTTCGTTTTCTAATAAGTCAAATATACTTACTTGGCTTTGTTTTGATTGATTGCTTATTTCTAAGGCTATTTGAAATATTGTTTTACCGGCTTCGTAATCTACTAAATTTCGAGCTATTTTTACTTTTGGTTGTTTTCCTTGGTAATTTTTAAAATCGTAATCATGAAAATCACATAAGTTTTTAAATTCATTTTTGCCCCTTTCAATAGCTACATCATGTCTATTGCTTAAAGTATTTGGCAATAAAAAATTTGCCCAATATAAATGACGTCCTCTTTTATTTGCATAAATTAATGTTTCGTAATATCCTGATACGTTTTCAACAACAAATTTACCCTTATAAAAATTTTGAA